CGACGAAGGCTACTTGAGCATGTTAGTTCCTAAAGCCACTAGTACGACGATGGACGTGTCAGGGGTTAAGTCTACTGGCGAAGACTATGTGTTGACCCATCTACAAGCTGCGGTGGACACAGATGAACTAACTAAGGCTATTTGCAAAGAAACAGTTGAGACGGCTTATGCCTCTGATAGAAAAAAATGGTTAGTCTACGCCAGTGGTATTGAGCACACAGAACACGTATGCGCTGAGTTACAAAGATTAGGTATAAAAGCTGATTACGTCCACTCTAAGATGAAAAAACAAGGTAAGGATAGAGATACTATAATTAACGACTTTAAAGACGGCGATTTGACCTGCATTGTTAATAATGGCGTACTGACCACAGGTAACGACTTCCCTAAATTAGATTTGATCGTAATAATGCGCCCAACTAAGTCAGTCCCATTGTGGGTACAGATATTGAGCAGAGGCACACGGTTGAGTACAGGCAAAGAAAATTGTTTAGTTTTGGACTTCGGCGGTAACACTGCCAGACTTGGACCGATTAACGACCCAGTGCTACCTAGAAAGAAAGGCGCGAAAAAAGGGTCAGGTGAAGCACCCGTTAGGCTATGTGATCAGTGTCAAACATACAACCACGCCAGAGCAAAAGTATGTGTAACTTGTGGGCATGAGTTTCCAGTACAAAGCAAATTGACCGTATTGGCAAGCAACAAAGACATTGTGGCCACAGGGAAGAAAGAGATAATTAAATTTGACGTCGGCACGGTTGTTTATTCGAGGCACGAAAAGTTAAACAAGATACCTTCTTTAAAAGTATCGTACCAGTGCGGAATAAGAGTGTTTAGTGAGTATATTTGTTTAGAGCACCCATTAGGTAATTTTGCGGCGGTTAAAGCTAGAACTTGGTGGAGATGCCGAACACTTTTACCGATACCAGAGACCGTTAACGTGGCACTGGCAAATGTAAACAATTTACCGCAACCTACCAGTATAGACGTAGACGTGGCGGGTAAATACCCATCAATACAGAAACATTATTTTAATACAGGAGAATAACATGACAGAAAAAAAAGTAAAAGACATGACAGTGGATACCACTGGCTATGAGAACAAAGACGCTAACTGCAAAAAAGCAATTGAAGGCAGAATGGCTGAACGCAATCCTGCTTCTAAGAAGAAGAAAAAGGAGAAAGTCGTACAGAACGGTGTAACTATGCCCACAAGAAAGAGTGATGCTTTACGAGTTTGGCAAATATCCAGTTATTGTGCAGGTATTGAGCAAGCCCCGCCTAACAGAGAAACCGTAATACAGTGTTGTGTGGACGAAGGCATAAGAGAAGCAACTGCTAAAAGGAACCATTCTCAATGGAGAAAGTTCTATGGTGCCGATGAAGTTGTTGTACAAGCAGCGCCGGTAGAAGAGGCGCCTGTGTTCGAGGAAACAACAGGGGACGGAGAAGCCGCACCTGCGCCTACTTTCGCACCTCAGACAGGAGAATCATTCACTGTAAGCAAAGACGCAGAAACAGGCGAGGTGACTAGCGCACCATTGCAACCAGAACCTGACACAAGTTTCAACGTAGAAGAACTGGAAGCCGAAACACCTGCACCTAGTTTCGCTGCCGCCCCTGCACCTGTGATACCAGAAGAGAATTTACGTGCCTGGCAAAAAAGTCCTGCTACTGAAGAATATGTCGAGCAAGTACCTGACGTTGAAGCACCGCCTAATGGTTGGGGCATCCAACCATCGAAAGAAGTTGTGCCAGAGCACCCTATCGTCACTGAAGCACCACACACTTTAAGGACAAGAGGGGTTGTCGTGCCGGATGAACCAAACTTACCTGTGGAGCAGATAGCGCATGAAGCCGCGTTCAAGACAGCAGTTAACCACGCTCTAGCCACAGGTGCTATTCAAGTGTACACTACGCAGAACTTGTCAGATGTAGCTATAGTTATACTGGATTTAGTCAAGAACAACCCAGAAGCAGTACGTGAGTTTTTAGATGCTAACTCTTAGGGTTACAGATAAGACAGAAGCAAAATTGGTGACAGCGTTGTGTAGGTTTTACGGTGTCACCGCACCTAAATACAGCTACGTTAAGCGTAAGCAGAGAGTACTTCACTTACGCAGGAGAATCAGATGATAACCTACGACAAAAACCAGAACTGCTTAGTTTTTAGCCGATGTGATGCGATGTACATCGACGGCAAGAGAGACGAAAAAATCTATGACAGTTTTGGTCGATCAGACGGGGATTTCTGTGTACCTCTCCCTGACTATTTTAACATGAGTAACGGTAACAAGAAAGCTAGTGATGCTCATGCGTTAAATGTGATACTTGAGTTAGTTAATGAAAAATTCAATTGATTTCGTAAAAAAAGGTTTAGCCCCGAATAGTCCTGTAGACATTTACAAGTTTATATCGATTAAAGACGGCAGAGTGCAGACCAATAATGGTATTTTTGCCATGTCTGCACCAATAGCTATGAATGATGAAGTAGTGCCTGTAGGCGTTGATTTTATGAAAGCAATGGAAAGGTGCGAGGAAACTACAACAATGAGCATCCTCGCTTCAGGAAAACTGAAAATAAAGTCGGGTAAGTTCAGTGCCAATATTAATTGTAGCACAAGTATTTTTCCAAGGATAGTGCCTGAAGGTCAATCATTTGATGTTAGTTTGAACTTAGGTGAAGAACTGGCTGATTTAAAAGCCTTCTCTCAAGAAGATAATGCGCATTTATGGGCAAGCGGTGTACTGATCAACGGGCAGTCAGCCAAAGCGACTAATAATATTGTGGTGGTAGAGAAATGGTTGTCACAGGCTTTGCCTTTCAAAGCGAATATACCGGTTCCCACAGTAAAGTGTTTGATTGACTTAAAACTAGAAGTTCAGAAAATTCTAGTTTCAGGGTATAGAATAACTTTTCTGTTCGAGGGTGATAAGTGGTTGAGCACTAGTCTTATACAAGCAGAGTGGTTCGATACTGAGGCTATGCTGAATGTCGAGTCAGTACAGGCAGAAATTGATCCTGCACTAAAAGAAGCAGCAGCTAATTTGAAAGCAAAAAATACGTTACTCGAATTAAAGGACATTAGTATTTCTGACGGAACTATGACTTATGAATTACCGTCAGGTAATTACAGTAACCAGACGTTTAGTGGTGAATCTTTGAATGCTGTGTTAGCAGTAGCCACAACAATAGATTTAAGCGGTACTGGCAACACTAGTATTTTTTACGGCAAAGCCCTTAGAGGGGCGATAACTAGGAGAATAACATGATAGAGATAATTATTTATATTTTTGCAGTAATCGGGTTAGCCGTTGTGTGCAGTTTTGGTGCAGGGTACTACCTGCTGCAATACTATGAGAAACAACGTGACAAAGAAGTTGGAAAAGTTGTTGATTACAGGTGTGCCTTTTGCGGCAAGTATCATCGGTACGATGACGTGTCAGCAGACAAATGCGGTACTGAAACGGGCGAAGAGTGATGGAAACCAAAGACGTAAAATTGTATGTGGATGGCAAAGAGATACCCGTGTTTGATTTTCGGGTACAGGAAGCTACTAGAAAAGAGGAAATTCCTGACTTTGGGGACTTTGTTTCTGATAACTTTATGTTAGACGGAAAAATAAGTTTACCTATTGAATCACCTGCGTTCACCAATAAGTTTATACGTAAATTACGTAAAATGGCAGAACCACCTAAATACGCTAAACCACAACCGAAAAAACAACCTTTTTACAGAAAAGCCGAATACGGTAGAAACAGGTGGGGTCGATAATGAAGTGTATTAAATGTAACGGCGACATGATTGGAGATGCTTATACCTCCCCACTTCACTGTGAGTACACAGACGCACCTGACGGGGCAGAAGCGGATTCAGGACCGTGGTACTGCGCTTTTGAGGAAGACTCACCTCAAGATAAACAAATAAATCAAATAAAGAAAGCCCTGCAACAGGCGTGTGAAGGTAAGTTAGTGGATACGCCCACCATTAGGCTGTCCCGACCAATCGAGTACGTAGAAATAGAGGGCACAATCAAACTATGAGTGGATTATTTTGGGAACAGACAGCTTTTGAGAGCAAGAAAAAACTCAGACCTATGCCACCTATACCTGACACAGGTTGGCAATGCCCCACCCATTTCCCCGATTTAAGTGGTGCAGGCGCTATTGCTATCGATGTAGAGACGTACGATCCAGATTTACTAACCAAAGGACCAGGTTGGGCACGAGGCGTTGGCCACATCGTTGGTATATCTGTGGGCACTACTGACGGCTACCGAGGCTATTTTCCTATCAGGCATGAAATTTTCCCAGAAAAAAACTTAGACCCCACAGCGGTTTTAAGGTGGTTGAACGACCAACTGTGTAACCCGCATCAACCTAAAGTAGGCGCCAATATTACTTATGACTTGGGTTGGTTAAGGCACGAAGGTGTTAGCGTCAGAGGTCTAGCTTACGACGTGCAGTACGCAGAGGCTTTACTCGACGAAACCTCAAAAGTTGCCTTAGAGGTGCTAGGTAAGAAATACTGCAACGAAGGAAAAGTCTCAGACGAACTTTATAGGTGGTGTGCCGATTTCTACGGCGGGGCAGTTAACGGTGCTCAACGTAAAAATATATACAGAACACCTGCAAGTCTGACAGGCTACTACGCTGAGTCGGACGTTGACTTACCTCTACGTATTTTTGAGAAGCAGTACCCTTTATTAGTGGAACAAGGTCTTTGGGACGTTTTCATGATGGAAACAGAACTGATACCTTTGATGCTAGATATGCGTTTTGAGGGGGTATCAGTAGATACAAATAAAGCAGAAGAGTTGCACGACACCTTTAATAACAATGTAGCCACAATGACAGCGCAATTAGACAAGATGGTAGGTTTTGCTACTAACGTCAACGCTTCTGCGAGTCTACAGCAAATATTTGATGCAGAGGGCCTTAAATATCCTTATACAGAACCTTCGGATTCTTTCCCTAATGGCCAACCCAGTTTCACAGGAGATTTTCTAAAAACTGTCGAACACCCTGTCGCCCAACTTATTGTGGATATACGGAAACTTGATAAGTTCAATAATACTTTCATAAAAGGTTATGTTCTGGATTCGCACATAAACGGAAAGCTTTACGGACAGTTTCACCAGTTACGTAGTGACGGTGGTGGTACTCGAAGTGGCCGTTTTTCCAGTTCAGGACCAAACCTGCAAAATATTCCTTCAAGGGATAAAGTATGGGCACCAAAGATACGCGGCTTGTTTATACCTGATCAAGGTCACAGGTATTGGAGAAAATACGATTACTCTCAAATTGAATACAGGTTTTTAGCTCATTTCGCAGTTGGTGAAGGATCGAACACTATCCGACAAAAGTTTACAGACGACCCTAAAACTGACTACCACCAAGCCGTCATCGATCTGATAAGACAAGAGGCAGGCAGGACATTAGACAGGAAACCTGCTAAAACTATTAACTTCGGATTATTGTACGGTATGGGTAAAGACAAATTAGCTAAGACTTTAGGGTTGAGCAAGTTTGATGCAGGTCAATTATTTGAGGCGTACCACTTAGGTGTTCCTTTTGCTAAAGCCACAATGGACGAATACACCGATGTGGCCGCAGAGACAGGTAAGATAACCACAATAATGGGACGTGTATCGAGATTTGAGATGTGGCAACAAGCAGGCTACCATCCTGAAGAGTACCCTTTAAAACTAGAACATGCTATCAGAAAGTGGGGCAGTAATATACAACGGGCACATACCCACAAAGCAGTGAACAGATTACTTCAAGGTTCTGCTGCGGATATGATGAAGATGGGTATGCTTAAATGCTACAAGGACGGCGTATTTGCGGAAACAGGAATACCGCGACTAACAGTGCATGATGAATTGAATTTCTCTGACCCAGGCGGTAGAGATCAGGCTTTCGTCGAAATGAAACATATCATGGAAACGTGCATACCATTAAACGTGCCTGTCATAGTTGACGGCGAAATAGGCCCTGATTGGGGCCATGTAGAGGATATAGTGGCGTAAAAAGTGAGGCAGGCACTATTGCTTTTCTTGCGACTCAGCCTTCCAATCACGAATAGCGTCTAGTTGATTAACGCACTGCTTCAATGAAGACTTCCACGAACTTTGCAGCTCTAAGCCACAACGGGGAGAGTTGCATCTAGCTTGTAGCATGATAGGTATTGGGCGCAACCAAGCATCTTTAGGGTAGACGTAAACGGTATTTTCTTTTATTACTATTTCAGGTATCGGGGGTTTCTTGTTCCCACCGAAGCACCCCACTGTGGATAATAGTGTCAGGATAAGGCTCGTCGAGACAATTGCTTTTTGCAGCTTGTATGATTGTTTTTTCTGTGATTTTGACATTTTGTATGCTCTCCACTTTCTCTATCAGTTCTTCTGTTATGTTGTCGCTTAATTCTACGTTTTTTTTAAAAGCGGCGACTTCTATTGCATTTTCTTTACTCACAGTAATAAGCATTTTATTTTGAGCAGACAGCGTAGTAGTTAGCTCTGTTAGATCAGTTACTGAAGTTTTTAAGCCGGTAAGATAATCTTTAGCTGCCCAGACACCATAGGTCAACACAGCGGTCAACACGATAGATAGTATACCCATAGGGCTTGCTAGTTTTTTTAATGACGAAAAAAAGAAGGTTTTGATTATACCTAACCATATCATAAGTGTATCCTCTGGGCAATCCACCCGTAAACAAAGTCCTCGTTGGCTTTGTGCCGTTGGCTAATAAAAAGGTAGTACTCACCTTGAAGACAATTTATGGCTTTAACCATTACGTCCTCACCTCTATCTTTTCTAAAGGCCAGGTACTTCTTCAAAGCGTCTAATGTTACTTCACCGATAGCGCCGTCTGTCTCCAAATCAGCGAACATTCGTTGCTGCATATTAAAAGCATTCAATACTTTTTGTAGATAGACCGATACCCTTCCTGGACTTATGTTCACACCTGCGTTGAACAATTTAGCAGCGATTTTCTCTGATAGTTCAGCAACTTCGTCGAACTTAGGTCTTTTCCAGTATTCTACCGAGTAGATGTACTTTGCTTGGTCCAACCCCATATCCTGCATACGTCCGTGGTAAGCGTACTTTCTAGCAGTTCTTTGGGTTATTCCAAATTTTGTTTTACCGCCTGCGTCTGAAGGGTGATCACTGTATTCTCCTTCTTGCGGAAGTAGCTCTGCGATAAGGTCATTTATAAGTGTCATTATACTTTCTCAAAACCAGAACCAGTATCGTTTTTATTTACTGTTTTTCTTCCATCGCTCAAGTAGTGAATATCGCACTCGATAAAAAACACATCATCTACGTTAGTGTCAGTGGTGTCTCTTTCTAAAGAAAGAATAATAACACCATCAATCATTAGTGTTGACCCTAAGTCAGCAGAAGTGATAGCGCCGCTTTCTGTTATGTGGTGCGCGTATTGAGTACTGTTGACTGTAGCATCTGGTAGCAATTCAACATGGTCTGTGCTGAACGCTCCGTTTTCGTAGCCTTGGGCGTAACTCATTGTAGCCTTCCATTTTACATTCCCTGTTGGACTCACTGTGTTTAAAGCCCAATGTACGTGTACATAAATGGCAGAGTCTTCTACATAATCATGAGGTAAATGAAATTTGAATGTAGCTCTATCGTTTGTTCCCCCACCATCAAAAGCAAATAAATCGTAGTCGCCTCTAAATACTGTTAGGGTAGGGCTGTTGGGTCCACCCGCAGGAAATTCTCCTGTCGGCTTTAAATCTTCATACCCCTCTCTTATAGGTGTGTGACTCATGAGGTTATTCTCCATTCAGTACCGTTCCAGGCGTATACCCTGACATGGTATTGGTTTAATGTGTCGGTAGCAGCACCGTTGATATTCGCAGCACTGTCGCTATCCACAGTCAACGTACCTGCGCCACTGTTTATCACCTCAAAGCGTTCGTTCACGGAGACATCGGCTTCATCTGGTAGCGAGAATGTATGCGACCCTGAAGTTAAATCCACAGTGTATTGCCCAGTTGTGATTATATGATCAGCCGAGTAACTAGCGTAAGGTTTTAGCACAAGTCCATCTAAAAGAGCACCATCAGCAGCAATGTCTCTTCCATCGACTGTGCCTGTCACAACCACATCAGGCGTGTCCAGTGTTATCTGCGTACCGTGTTTTAAATCAAATTCTGTAGAGTTTAGATGAACGTGCTCAAAGTCGAACGTCGTATCGTAAGAAAAACCTTCGTTAGCCAGTACAGCACCTCTAAAAAACGCACCTGCGCGAGAATGAATATCGTAGTCTGTGTGGATTGTGCCGTAGCCTGTTATGAAGCCATCAGTAAGGTGCACCCCAGACTTAAAAGACCCAAGAACTATCTCGTCATCAGCAGGGCGTCTAGTGTTGTTTCCAATCACAAACGAATTATCTCCAGGAGGGTAGAGAATCGCAATTATGTTATTTGTGTTAACAAAAAGAGTTGTGACATTAACGCCGACTGCCCTTAACCGTAAGGTCCCTCCATCATCAAAAACTTCGCCGCGTAGCAATTTGACCAATAAGGTGTCACCGTCGTCATCGCCTATATCGAAAAGAAAACTATCGCCATCTGTCCAAGAGGGCGGCTCTACGGTCGGTGTTATGATAGAATCCTCACCGTTAAAAGCACAAGCAGTGTCCACAAAAGCTATTTGCTCTGAGTAAGCAGTTGCGTAAGCAATATTAGCTAAAACGGTATTAAATAGACCTGACGCCACGTAAGCGGTGTCGTAACCTGTGCCTAATTGAAAACTAACGTCTTCTGGAGCGTCACGCCCCTCTGAAATGATATTTGTGTTCGTAGGGGAGCCACCCTCTACTGTTTCTCTTTTTTGTAGAAATAAACCATCCCCAAAACGCAGTTCTTTCTGAATATCAACAACACCTGAACTACCGTTGCCGCCATAACCGACGCGCATACCGGTAGGTATTTCGTAAGGCTCTAAGTTTCCGAGAATATCCCCACTATTTTCTGCGGTGTATCCTGCTACAGCACCGCCGTTGGTTACAACTTTACTCTCTACCGCGGTACTCGCTCGCATATCGACTAATTCGTAACGTGCGTCTGTTTCGTTGTATTGAACAACAATAGCATCGCCTGAACTGAAAGAACTTATTGGTAGCTGACTGCCTGTGTTGGTTGTAAAGGTGACAGGTGCATCATCAACACCGAGGTAATTGCGCACAATACCCGTCTGTGTTACACCAGGCAATCCGTCTACAACAAGAATAAAGACTTTTTGATCATAAAGTGCTGTCTGATCTATTAATGTAAAATTTTTAGCCATCAGAAAAGAACCTCATTGTGGATAGTAAGATTGTTCATCAAAAAAGTATGTGGAGAAAAAGTAAACCCGTGATCGTTTGTACCTGTACCAATAACCATCGCTAACCCTGTATCTACAGCCCAACCGAGTTCTGGTATTTCGAGTAACATGAAACCTGTATCAGACGACTTACTCGCTTTGAACGTTATTACTCTGTTTGTAACAGTACCGCCTGCTATGGGGGTTGCCACAAAAGCGTGAGCAGTAGGAATTGCGCCCGTTACGTCCCAACCTGTCACTTCAGCAAGCAATGAATCGGTCGCTTCTTCGTAAGTTAAGTGCACGTCTGTTCTTTGGTAGGCTCCAGAGCAATTAAGACTGAACCCTATAAAATCACCATCAGAGGATAATGCGTTAGGTGTAAACATTAACTGCATAACAAAGGTAAGTAGAGAAGAGTCTTCACCACAACCTGTGTAAAGCGGTATGTTCGCAGAGGTGTTTTTAACTACCGTGTTGTTTCCACCGATAAAATATTTGTTTGTTTCGGAACCGCCGTCATTTCTAAGGACGTTTCCTGCCACCGGTGTTCTAGCCGTGGCATCAGAACCGCTTTGACCGATATAGTAATCTTTATACAGCAAAGAGTCGTCAGCACCGCCAACAGCGTCTTTTATACCTAGCTTCTGCGCCTGTGCTGTAGTCTGGTTTTTGAAGATCAATTCAGAATAGCGATTCCACAATTTATTGAAGAAAGTTTTGTCGGCTTCACCGCCTACAAAACCCACTGCTATTTCTGCATCACTAGGAGAAGCATTCGGCACAATAGGGGTAGTGGCAAATACTTCTTCAACGCGCATATCATCAGTAGGCATTATGCTTCCTCTTCGTAAGTGTATCCTGTAGAGTTAGCTAATCTGAACGGTTGCCACACAGCAAGGAATGCTGCTAAATCAGCGTCGTCGTCAATCGTCAAAGTATTGCCGTTCGAGAATTTAATTGGCACTGCTGTCTGTCCTGTGATAGCACCCATATTCGCAATAGTGGCAGATACTGATAATAAGTCTGTGTTGGTGGCAGAGCATGTAACAGAATCGTACACAACACCGCTTGCTTTTGTAGCTGTCGTAGAAACGGTAGATACGGCTGCATTCCACTCAGTAGAGAAAATAGCTTTTGTGTCCTCGAAAGAACCTCTATTAACCCCATCAATAAACACTTCACTCTTATCAAGAGAAACAGTTACTAGCGCACCTTGCTCTTTTAGGTACTTATGGTAGTACTCGAACTCTTCTGCGCTTAAATCTAATTCAAAACTCATTGTTTATCTCCTAGTTAGCCGTTGCGCGTATTTCCATCACAACTAATTTTAAAAGCCCAAGGTCAATCGAGCCGCTATTTCCGGGCGCTAAGTAAGCGTCCAATTTTAATTGAACAGTATCGCCCTGGTTGTACGTGGGGAAAGGTGTTTGCCCGATTAAGGCCCAATTGTAATTAGCATTGACGTTGCGCATAGAAACAACTCCCCCGTGAAAGCTAATCGGTGCTCGTGGGTTGCCGTTTTTCTGTGTACCGTATTTGTTAACAATCACAAAATCGTTGTTTAACTGCAAACGTACTACCCCTACACAGCTACTTGTACCGGAAGGAGAAATCACAATGTTAGACTCGTAACCAACAATCAAGTGGACGTCTCCCGTATTCTGTATCGTGTGATCGAATGTTTTCATCACCGTAGCATTTGCCACGCCTGCTGAATTGCTCTGGAATTTAGAGACGTTAGCATTTGAGTCCTTGACGTATGTGCCCAATAAACCACTGGCTTCAGCCGTAGTACTGATATTGTTCACAATGGTTGTCAGATCATCTATTGCAACTGTGTTAGCTGTCACACGAGCATCTAACGCCAATAGCGCGTTGTCTGTTCTGTTATACCACCAGTTCATGTGTTCAGGGTTTACTGTTCCGCAGACCCACCCACTGTCCACAAAAAGTGGTTGACTTATTGTTCCTGCATTCGCCCAAATAGGGTAATTAGTAAAATCGGTCATTGAGTTAATACCTCCTCATAAAGACGCCATCACAAAAACCACCTATTCTGTCTTCTAAGCAAGGGCTATCTGTAAACCCAAATTGTCTATGTAGACCGTCAACGATTGTGATAGTAACGCCGACCGGTGCAGGTAGTAAATTCTTATAAAAATCCATTAATAATATCTCATTATCGGTTATAGCTCTGTTCAAGGAAACCCAGACTACCCCATGACTGTCATAAAAGATAGTTGTTTGTTCTCCGTACATGATTATAGCAACATTCAGTATATCGTCAACTGTACCGGCTGAATTATCCGACAATAGCTTCGCATTTAGCAACATTGCGTACTCTACGTCGTCATCGAAGCAGTGATCTACATGTTGTGGGTAGTCAGGACAGATAAAATCAGCCTCGCAAAATCCTTTAACTGTAGGGTCGCCTACTGTGCAACAACCCTTCATTGCTTCGAGTGAGCAGTCAGGGTTGTCGTCTGGGTGTATCCATCTAGCTTCGTCAAAACCGCCTAGACAGGATTCTGCCACTGAAGGTGTTTCACCGACCTCATAATTGAAACCGAAATACAATGGGGCCGGTTTTTCCAAACCAAACCAAACTCTTCTTTTTATGTTACACCAACACCGAGGAAAATTAAGTAATACCCCTAGCCTATCCAAGTCGAGTTCCGCAGAGTCGCAGAGTGCTTTTTGCACAAGCTCTACCTCTTCTATAAATACAGTTATGAACGCTTTTAGTTTAGGCGACTCCCTGTATTGGGTGGCTAATTTACAAAGAGCATCAGATACTAGTTGTCCGGGGGTATAGCAATCACCCATTAGACTGCCACTCCGTCCACGCAATCTGAGGCTACGGTATTATCGAACTTATCTAGTACTGTAAGTGTTATGGCTCTTTCTAAGAATAATGCTTTTTCATCCCAACCCATAGCTATAGATTGATCTGTGAATATTATATCTTTAGCCCACTCACCTTCACAAAAACCTTTTGCATCCCATTCAGGTTCGGCACAATCCATAGAAAACTCATAATGGTGTTTAGCCATTTTCAGATCAACTATCTCTAAGCCGCTAACTCCTGAGAATGCGGCATACAGTCTGCTGCGTATAAGAGGCTGACCTATACCGAAGCCGCCACAATCTGCGCGGTTGCTCAGTAAGTCGATAAGTAATGTCTTCAATCCGTCTAAATCGTGAGGTTGACAACCACAACGTCCATCAACATACCGCACTGTTATGTCTAATAAGGCGATAGCGTCGCGAGGTCTACTAAAATTAACTTTATGGCAAATGCCCTGTGCGTCTGACAGACTAACGCTTGTTGTGCCGTAGGTACCTATGCCTGCTGTGTGCTGTAACCACAAAGTATTACCTATGAGAATGTCGTCTCCACCTTCTATGACCAAAGCGTAGGTTTTTGGCGGGATACCTCTATAATCAGTGGTACTGGTACTGTTTACATAAAGAACTGATTCGACTACACCTGCCAACCCGCGCAAAGATTCTTCTAAACGTATATGAGAATTGCTTACAGCGACACCTCCAGGTGTTCCCAAAAGGCGTAGTCTGATTTGCGCATCTGTTTCGGCGGCCTGAACCAAAACACCTATGACTGCCGCGTCTAAGTTAGTTACAGACGTGAAACCGTCAAGCACTTCTGTTATTAAATCCATCTCGTTTATGGCCACAGAAATAGCTAATTCTAGCGACGGACTGGCTTGTACAGTAGTTGTTCCAGAGGAGGGTATGATTACTACACTATTTGTGAACACTTCTGTGGCAGTCGACGACGATGTTATAGAAGTTCCTGACGGTATCGTTGTGCCAGGATCACCTGTTACGGTTAGTGTTAAACCTGAGTAGACAGCACCTGCTCTAGGTGGTCTATTGAACAAAGCAAGTAGCTCGTCCAAACGAGAACCACTCGCCTGCATAGGGTCTATAGAGTGATAAACGTTCTCTGCCAGTTCCCATTGGTCGGAAAGAACATCGGCCATTAAACCATTGAACTGACCGTTAGGTGATTGTGGTGACACATTAGTATCTTGCCCAAAAACACCTTTAACGCCAGTGTTTATGTCGGCAAGTATTTCAGCTATTTGTTTTCTGTTGAAACCCTCTGGAACAACCCCGTATGGTGCAGGCATTATAATGTCTCCGTAATTAAACCGTAATCTGTGGATACGGTGAAAGTTATTGTATGGTATTTTCTATTCTGTTTATCAAAAACTGCTTCAAAGTTTAAAAGTTCGTTAACACCCTCTGTCTCTACTATCTCCTTTTTAAGTAAAGCATCCACTTTTCCTTTGTCGTCAGGTTTAACAAAAATTTCTTGGTACCAAGGCACACCTGCATCTCTGTCCAGGAACCATTCCTCAAAAAAGAAAAGCAATCTTTCTCTGATATGTTGGCGCACTTCGTCTACACCCACAACACGGCCTATTTTGTTCTCGTCATTTAAGAACATATCCCAATTTTCATCTAAAGCCCATGAATTAGCCATTGTCGAGTATAACCTCCATCTGTGAAACCATTTCTTCAAAAACCTGCTCGTTCCAGTTTTGATCTAATTGTTCAGCTAATCTTAGCACATTAATTGCTTCTTGACTTTCAATATCTATATTATTCTCAATAAGTGTATCCGCTACCTGCACAGATACTGAGTCGAATAGATCAGGTTCTTCAGCTTCGTCCTCCGGTAGCGCATTAAGTAAGTTCTGTATGTTAGCTAATTCTGAAGTTATTGGACCGAGTAATGCGTCTAAGCCTAAGTTGCCTATAATGCCTGTCACAGCCGAAACTAATCCTGTCACAAGAGCAGGGGTCACAACCCCGCCTACATCTTGAAGCATAGCACTGGTCGGAAGAACTCGCAGCTTAGACAAAGGATTACCTAGTGTGCTCTGTATCGGTGTTATGTTTAGGTTACTTAGCGGATTGCCTAACTTTGCTTTCACTAAATCCACTGTTAGTTTATTTATACTGTTACCCAAGCGACTCTTTCCGTTAGGGTTTATCTCTAACTTATTCAGCATTGAGCGATAGTCTATTTTACCAGAAGCATGGGTTATCTGCTTGGCAATCAAATTTTTAAAGAATTTTCGACCACTTCGCTGTATTAAACTTTTGGCTAATATTGTTTTATCGGTGATGTCCCCAAACCTGTCCATCTGCCTCGTGATCAAAGGATTTCTTTGTAAAATATCACCGTACGGGTCCATTCTTGTTAAGGACAACGGATTCTGCATCTGTATTTTAGTGTCTGGATAAATCTCCATGACTGTTCTAACTTTATCGTTAGCTACTCTCACTTCACCGTTCGATTTAAGCACAGTTCGGCTGTCGTTGTCTAAGTCAACCATTTCCACAAAACCATTCTTATCTCTGTTGTCATCGAGCCAAACTTTTCTCTGAGCATCACCCGTCCTTAACTCAGGCTGTGCAGCGTTATAATTGTAGATAGACTTAGTTCTGTCCCACATACCTACGTAGCAAACTGCGTCTGACAACGAGTGGTGCCTGTAGTCTTCAGGAGATACAGTACCGCCTTCTAAGAGCCAGTTATCGATTGATCTTTCCATGAACCTTACTTCACAGGTGTCTCCAGGCACAATAGGCATAGTCAAAGAATAATTGTTTGCTCTTGGGTATATGATAGGGACATCTTTTAGTACGTCCACCTCCTCCTCTACATACCCGCCACTCACACTTCTGCGAAATTTTAAGTCCAGTTGCACCTCTACCGTCTGATCATCTGGGTCAAACGAGATAATAGTCCCAGGCATAGAGGTATGTAGATTAAGCATTTCTGATCGAACAGCTTCCCTTATAATTGTGGATAAAGAACGAGGTATCATTGCACGTCACCTTTATATAAATGTTTCTTAGCGGTAGTGGTTCCCACAAACTTAGTGCCGAGTATTGAGCATACGTATTGGCCGTCCATATTATTTCCTGAGTAAGTCACTTCACTGACTCGAAAAATACCAGAAACAACTCTACTCCTTACATCAATTAAACGCTGCGGGACTATACTATAATCGAGTAATGTTTTTACGTTGACACCTAATTCAGTTGGTTCAGGCGAACCTACCATACCTGTGTCTTTGGAGATTACTGTTGCCATAGGGATAGCCTTATCGAAAGCAACTACTTCAAGTTCTCCGTTCTGTATGGACCAGTGCAGTTGGTTATCCCTACAAACTTTATTCATTTCAGCAGTTACACCGCCACAAACAACCATTGGTCTTTTTTTCTTGGGAAGCCCTGCCACACCGACAGTCGCGCCAAAATCAACACCCGTCATACTTTTGTGGATAAGTCTGATTATATCGAAAGGGGCTGTTTGGTCTGCATCAAGTGTTTTATTTACGAAACCGAAGTTATGCACTAGATCAGCTTCTTTGGCAGTAACTTCGGTCACAATGTTAGGTGCATCTACGTAAGTCACTACGGATTGAACGTTACCTACAAATAACTTACCGTTTTTGCCTTGGCGGTAGCCTCCATAAAGCGCCAGTGTGTCCTGCTCCTTTTCTATTTTTTTGCGGTTAGCTTCTTTTAGGTTGAATATTTTTACAACAGCCGTATTGTTATTGTTTTCCATAGATTTACGTACAGTGAACTCCATGCGTAAATGAGTCACACGGACACCTGAAACGTCGCAGACTAGTTTTCTATCCCACGTCAACGTATTCTCTCCAAAACGAGTACATACGTATATCCCCGTTCACTAAGTTGTAACGATTGGGTTCTTTTACCGTCTCTTTTGCGGTTATGTGGAGCAAGGTAAGACTACCTAACCCTAAGTTATAGCGTTGCAGTAAGTCTATATCTAGCACAAGCTTGACTCCTGAAATCAAGGGTTTATTACGAGAGTAAATGTCTATGGTCCAATAATCGAACAGAGTATTGTATTTTAAATACATGTCTACTTTTTTATCTGCCATAGTGACGCTTATTTTTTGGTTAGGTGCGTCCTGTATCTCTATTATATTAACCCTTGTTAGTAATTCTTTGCTCATTACCCGCCGTCTCCTGTACCTACTACGTAGATAGGTTGTTTTGTACTGGCGACTAGTCTAACCGCATCTGCTCTATTAAGGTTCTTCGCTGACACGAGGTCTGGCCCTAAAATATCAAGAGCTAAGTTAGATAAATAATCGTCTACTATTTTCTGGTCTTTACCGAAAGAAGCAGTATTCGGTCTGGGATCGGACTCCACCACCGGTGCTGCCTTATTTTGGGTTCTTTCCTCGGCTAGTGTTGTTGCACCGCCTTGCTCGCCGTCAGTAGGTACAGCACGGGCAGAAGGAACAGGTGCGTTTTCGGTACCTGCTTTTATTACCTCTTTAAGGTGTGCTTTGTAGAACAATACCGTCGCATTAGTTTTGTCTCTTGTTACTGTAAAGCTTTCAATCAGCATGTTCTTCAGAGTGGTGATACCAGTTTCCACAGTGAAGGGTGATCTCTTTTCTTGTACGGCCAGTAATGCGTTGTAGTCAGCAGTTATTTTGGCTACATTCAAACTACTGGTTAAAGTTACGCTACCACCTATTAGGTCGTAGGTTTTCGGTAAAATTTGCGCATGATCCGAAATGTTACTGCCTTCTTCCACAGGATAATCTGTAATACCTAATGTGTTGCTGTAGGTATCCTCAAGCATTACGTCTACTTTGAAGCTATCTAACGCGGTTGTAGTTGTGATAAAAACTGCCATTTAAAACTCCTTAGTTCCTGTCAGTGTCTGCATATTAGTAGGCGCAAGGACTGTTCCAAGTCCCTCATTAGCGTGACGTGCTATTTGTGCCGCATCACCTGTGCCTGTGATATTTTGCGTTACATTTACTGTCTGGTTTCCACCAGTAGTATTGTTAGTTATGCCTCTGTCACCTGCGATAGTACGTGCACGATTACCATTTCGAGCAAGAAGTTCAGCAGAAGATAGTCCGAGTGTTGTGTCCGAACCAAAGAACCGTCCTACCACACCAATACCTGCCATAAAAGCTTTGAACTTGCCGGGTTCCAGAGCGTTTGTATTACCTGTGGCTATTGCTCCTGCGCCTTGACCTAAAGATTCACCTAGAAACTCCGGTATACCTAATGTGATAGTATTAATTACTTTTTTAGCTAAATCGGCAAAACGCTGTAACGCTGCACCCGCAATGTCCCAATTATCCGCAATTATCAAGATTCCTGCTGCTAGTAGACCTAGTGGTCCAAAAAGAGTGGCTATACCTGCGGCACCTAATCTGAATTTAAAAAAAGCAGCAGTAGCTAAACCTATAACCACAATTACAGCGGCCAGGTTATCTTTCAACCAATCGAAATGCTTGATCACTAAATTTATTGCCGCCTTGACTAGTAGGAACACCCCTATCATTTTCCAGAAACCGCCGGATAACGCTATCATCAGAGGAAGCATTACACGTAACGCAGCTATAACTGGCCACAACCAACGTACCAAACCAAGTGACACAAGAACTGTTATCATATTGCCGAAACCGCCAAAAGCATTAGCTAATTTTTGTGTCCAGTGCGTACCTGCAATAAGATTAGTTATCAAGCTCTCTAACCATGTGGCGAACCATTTGGCAGTTTTGGACAAGAAGTCTGATATTTTCTTTGCGTATTCAGCAAATGTACCGTCCTTTAAAGCAACAAAAAACCTTTTGTTGATATCACCCACAATAGTGGCTATTGTTTGACTGAAACCGCTTTCGGCAATACTTCTTTTGAATTTCTCCAGGAAGTCACCTAATTGGTTAACTTGGAAAGATGCTAATTTAACTTGATCTAGCTCGAACTTAGCGCCTTCTTCATTGAAAAATTCAAACACTTTGTTGAGTACTTCTCTGTTCACCTTACCTTCGGTAATGGCTTTGTCTACAATAGCTAGATTGTCTAATTCTGAGTTACCTTTTTCCCCTAACACAGCAGCTAGTGCTTTGTTTATAGGTAAGCGCGTTTCACGAATAAACTTAACATCTCTTCCGTCTAATTTGTTTTTAGCAAAACCTTGACCTAATTGTATTAGCGCCCTTTTTATATCGTCTTTTTCGCCACCGAATTTAGCAGCAGTATTAATTATACCTTTAGTATATTTACCCGCGTTTATACCTCTTCGAGTTAAGTTAAGGAACACGTCCTCTACTTCTTTTATACCAAAAGGTGTCGCAAGCGCAATGTCATCAATCTGCTTCCTTGCTACTTTGATACGTGCTTTTTTCTGCTCGGCTGTCTCGCCTTTAGCGCCACCAAAACTACCTAACGCTAATTCTGTTTTCTCTACGTCAAAGCCTGCCTGTACAACACTACCTGTTGCCCTAAGGCCTAAAGCACCTGCAATCGATATACCTAAAAGATTTCTAAACCGTATCAACACACTAGCCGTACGACTTATCCTGTGCCCCATTGTGGATAAAGTTCTACCCGCAGTGCTACCTAATAGGCGCCAGTGGCGGCGTTGATCCTTGAGTTGACGTACTGCTTTTTTTTGCTGAAGCTCGTTGGCTTTGCTTCCGAATTTTTTGGTTTTGAACGTCGCCATAGCTGCACTACGTAGCTTTATCTGCTCACGTATTTGCGCCTTAGTTGCAACAATCTCTCTAATTATTTGTGGGACATTATCTGCATGAGCATTTTTAAAAGCATTTCGTAAACTTCTTAGTTTAGTAATGTTTCCACGAATACTGGCTGATAGGTTTCTGTACTCTCTGCCAGAACTGGCTACGCTACCTTTAATACCTTTAAAACTTAAATTGACGTTACGCGCTACTTTTTGGGTCAACCCAGATATACCGCGCAACTGATTCTTATACTGCTCAAGAGTTTTCTGATCTATCTTAAAATCAAGTAAGGTTACAAGTCTATCAATTATCATTAGGTTTATTAAACTCTTGTAGCAAATCCAAAGCCTCGTGCATATCGGCTAAGTCGTTAATGTCAATGGTGCCGTCATTTATCTGCGTTAACGTACAAAGTGGCGGCTCGCTGATCACAGGTCGCCACAAGTATAAGTCTAAATTCGGTGCTATCTGCGGTATTTTTTTAGCTAAAGCTTGGGAACCTGGTCGCCCATCTTCTTGAGCGTTGTAAGTAGGCCGGTTCCTGAAATAAAATCCTTGAAGTTCACCTCAAGCACCCATAACGCTACTCGGTAGGTCATCAACAAAGGTAAGTTGTCAAAAACAAAATCGTAGGCAACCCTACCTTTATCTGGACCTACTTCAGCGGTGTGCTCACAAAGAGTAACCAGTAAGTCTATTAGCTCTTCTGCATCAAGCGTTTTTAGTGAAGAGGTGAATTGCATTATAGCCGGAGCTAAATCTTCGCTATCAGCCTCTTCTTGCGTAAAAATGGAACCGATGGCACCTGCCACATCTGCGAACATCTGAACAAGTTGCATTTTTAAACGCAACTGTTCTTTGACAGGTAGTTTACGTGTAGATAACTCTATCGCGCCGCCATCATATTTAAACTTCTTTTTAAAATCTTTATTCATTTATCTTCTCAGTTTTCTATTATTTATAAGCCGTTGTACGCGACAGTGTTAGGCAATGCTCTTGCAGAGAATATTGTCCATTCACGCATTGACGCATTCTGGCCAAGACCGCGTGTAGGTGCTTCTTTCATCACACAGTTAGAGGCGTAAGTACCTTCCCCTGTTCCGATATCGTTAACGCCAACACTGAACACCTTACCACCACTTTCTTTGAAGTGTTGGTGCAAAGAAGTAAGCTTTGAGTGCCCTGTACTGGTATGCTGAAGCTTTATCTTAATTATGGCCGACTGATCTGTCGAAACAGAAACGATCGCTTCTCCACCCGCGCCTACTGAGGACGTAGTTATGTCAGCACCGTCTTCTACAGTAACTGCGTCGTCACCTTCCCAGAACCCTTCGATGGTCACGCCATCTACATTCACAGCCACTTTGTCAAAACTGTACGTTGTTAAATCACCTTTCATAGCAGTCTCCTAAACTGTAACATTGCCGTTAATTACGGCATAATGGATTGCACCCGCTAGGCGAGCAGAAAATTGGATTGTTGGTGCGATACGATTAGCTCTCTGCGCAGTCGGAACTGTGGAGACTCTATTCACAGTGATCTCGTAAGGCGGTATTAAATCACCGTTCTCGTCTAAATCTCCTGTAGCAATAAGCCCGTTACGTACACCATCTTCTAAAGCGAAACCAACTTCGTCGACTAGTAATTGTACACCTTTATTCGTGTAAGGTACTTTACCTTTACTAGTAAGTACACCGAACACTCGTGAAGCAATACGGCTTTGAAGCCAATCAACTCCGTGCATTGTATCAGCCCATTCACCAGAAGCCATGTTGCCTTCTACATACATGTCTTTACCGCCGATAGTGACGTAAGTATTCGCAAAATTACCTTGGTTAGTAACATGCCCTTGGCCAGGTACAAAGCCGGTAATCTTGGTCACTACCCCAGAAGAACGCTGAATAGGTGTTATGCCCGGAAGACGTTTAAATTTAAGCGTGATCGTCGAGTCGGTAGCATTAAAGTTAGTACGTAACAATCGAGTAAGTGCAGCTACGTCCAAGTATTCGTCGTCTTCGTGATGGTAGTTTGCGCTACTTCTGTCCCAAGCCGCTAACGCCATTTGACCTGCTGTATGTAAAGTAGGATCAGCCAGACCTTCTGTCAAGATGTCATTCGTAACTGTGTAGTACAATTTTATTCTTGCTTCTGCCCAAGCAGCTACCAATGGAACTTGGTCAGTTGCCGTAATTTGATAGTCGTCGCGCATTTCTTTGGTGAAAACGAGTCCGTACCAATCATCGTCGTATGCTTCAATTAGGTCTAGTTCGTCAGTAACTGCGTTAGCCGCAGTTCTGAACCCTATCTTAATGAACAACGGGGCAGGGGTTATACTGAAAGCCTGTAGCGCAGCTAAATAAGTTTCTTGAGTAGACCCATAGTCCACAGCAACTTCGGCTGCATCGGCGTAAAGTTTAGTTCGGGTGGTTGCGTCTACTGGCGCAGTGCCTGTACCTACTTCAGAGGTTACAATCAGCAATGTGCCGAACCCCTGTTCTGTAGGAAACAACGTGTCGCGAGTAATAGCTACATCTAGCACTCTCGAAATTGGTAAGTCTATTTGTGCCATTTAGGTACTCCTAGTTGTTAATTGTGTTTGTGTGAGAGGTTGCCCGTCATTACCTTCGACGGTAGCCTCAACCGTTATACCTTCTACTTTGTCCACACTGTCTGTCACATACTGATAGACATTGAACGTTAAATCTATGTTTGCTCGCGGTTCCATGACATTTGCCACAAGTACGTCAAACCCTTTTACTCTACTTACATTTATCAGGCCAAGGCCGTTAACAGAAAAATATTCTTGTGCTGTCGATAGAGCTAAGTTTAACTCTATGTCATGAGCTATGTCAAGCGCATTCAACGTATTACTGTCCCTATACACTTGAACAGAAAAAGTTACCTCTTGCCAGAGCCTGACTTCTTCTACTAATTTATCTACATCGCCTGGATCATCTTCAAAAGTTTGTTCAGGTATAGCTCTACGCCTACTGTGGATAATCCTGACTGTACCGTATTGGTCAACTTTTCTACTAACCTCTCTACTGGCTTTCAGAAAAGGTAGTCCTGTTACCGTGTGCAACCATGCGATAAGCGGTTCGGTCAATTGGTCTTGTGTGATACTAGGCACGAATATCACCTAATACCGCACGGTAGAAACTACCGTAAAGTTTATCGCGCACAGCCAATACTTTGTACTGTCGCCCTGTTCTTGTTTCAGTCACTACATCTGCTTTAACCTCACCGTCAGTGCCTGTGCTTACTTGGTGCAGTGTCCACAATACAGTAGAAGCTTCTAATCTTTCGCCTTCAGTCAACGACATTAATTCGTCACCCAGGTAGTTGTCGAATCTATTTATTTGTTGGAAGCAGCCTTTGGCTGTTACAACCGTAGGGGTTCCGTCCACGTACTCACCGATAGCTGTATCTAAAACGGAAGGCGTAGTCGTCACAGTCATAGGAAAAGACCTTCTTTGTATCGCTCTTTTGACTGTTTTGTTTATCCGCATTATATTTTCTCGAACATTACGTTGTCGTACATTAAGTTAGTTTCAAACAAAGGTCTATTGAAACCTTTTCTGGCCACAGTTGATGGCTCGTTGTCACGTTTATTTCCGAAGTCCTCCATAGACTCTTTCAGCGTAGTCACCGCCTGCCTACCTAGCATGTTCAGTGCTGCGTCCATCGTTAGTTTGCCTGCAACGATCTCTCTCCCTAACATACGTATTAAGGTTATGTTGTTTGCTGTCTTTCTAAAAGCTGTTCGGATAAACGGTCTTTCTGGACCATTGTTGTACCCGTACTCATTCCATAGTGCTACTTGCGCCACAGTTATGTTCCCTCTTTTAGGGTAAGTTGCTCCGTTAAAAAAACCAACCTGGACACTGTGCTTTCTGTCGCCCTGCCCTAGCAGTTGGTTGACTCTCTTAAAGGAAAAACCTCTTGTTACTTGCATTAGATGTGTGCGGCGCTTGTATTTGTCAAAATACCGCCCAAACTTCTAAGTAACGCTAAATATCTTCTTCCGTACAATGTTGTGCGCATGTCTTGAGTATTGACGTCGTTGTTCTCGTTACTGCCGTTGTTTGCACTGGCTGCTGCTCTGAATCGAGTCTCTACCTCACCTACTTTCTCCATAGCTATACGCGGGGTGATCATCTCAGTCCCACCACCTGTTTCTGGGTCTAATTCTGCTTCTACAAGCAACTCTAGGTATTGAGACAAATAATGCGCGACTAACAGTGCACGTCCCATCTCACATTTAAGGCCCCATTTACTGCAACACACGATTAAATTAGCCATAAACAGCTCTTGTGTGAGTAAAGCAATGCCGTCAGCATTAATGCCGCTAAATTGCGGCATTAACTCAAAGAACCTTTGCTGTGTCAAATCTATTGCCACAAATTACTCCGCTAAAGCTTCTGCTGCTTTGACAAGTGCTTTCAAAAGAGTTTTTCTAGGTTTCTCACCTTCTCTTTCTTCTCTGTCTTCTTCCGCAGTAATGGCTTCCTGAAGTTGCTCTAAACTTAGAGTTGTAGCTCGCTCAGAGACAAGATCAACGTTACCTTGTAAAAAACTTTCCACGTCTTCAAACTTGTACGTAGTTTTTTCTTCAGCGGTTTTTTCAGCCGTACCTCCTGCCTTAAAAGACAGATTACCTGCTTCGACATTAGCCTTGAAATAAGCGTTACTTTTTATAGCCGAAGCTAACGCTTTGTCCTTGACCGTCTCTTGTTTACCAGGAATAAAAGAGACGGCAGTTGCCGACCCTTTTACCATTAAATTCAGCGTCATCATTCTAGCTGTTTTGTTTACTACTTTTAACATAATTAAATACCTTCTGCTCTGGAAACTGACATAGGGTAGTAAATGTGTAAACCGCCACATCTCGCCCATGCAGGAACCTTATAGGATAAGTTGACTTGCTGTGGTTCCAGGAAGTCAATCTCTAAAGTTATGTGCATTTCTAACTTATCAGGGTCAGGGTTGTAAATGTACATAACGTCTGTACCGCCTGCGCCAATACCTTTAAGCTCTCTAACTTTCTGGATACTAGCCTGGCTTGTTAACCAAGAACTATTCTTGATTAGATACTGCATAATCGTTGTTTCACTATCAGCACTCAGACGGGTGTTGCTTATGTAGTTCCACTGCTTGACAGGAAGCATCAGCACAGTAGACTGTTCACTTTGGTTAGTGACTTCATCCTGCGCAGAGAAGATAGTGTTAATATCGTCGAGTATCTGATCAGGTGTTTTGTTAACCCACTCAGTACCTGCACCAGGATCAATAACTGTGGACACAGGTACGTTAGGGTTTCCTAAGAAGCCCAATAAGCCTGATTCTGCATCACCGTTCCAAGCAATATTGTTTAACGTCTGCTCAACAGCTCGATTACAGGCGTTAACTTTTCGTTGCTGTAATGGTTTACCTGTTTTTTGTGCCGCCATGATCTCATGAACCGAATAGCGATACGATGTACCAATAGATCGGATAGGGAAAGAAATCTCTCTAGCAGACACATCAGCAGCAGGCAAGTCGTCAGCGTAAGCCGCGATGATTTTAGCCGAACCAACCGCATCATAAATTTGAAACGTAATGTGCTCGTCGGCAGGGTGCCCTTCGTGGTTAATAGGGAACAATCTACGGAAAGATAAATCTGCGTAGATTGTTTCGATTGCTTTAGCTTGTAGGCGCGTTAGCTCATTATCAAAGTATTGAGTTTCAGCGGCGTCTAAATTTGCGTATTTTGGCATAATTTGCTCCTTATTTAATTTCTAGTACAGCTAAACCGCCAGCCGACCCAGATGTTACGAATTTAGCTCTGAACCAACCAGAACCGGTAGAAGCGACAGCGATAGTATTAACTGCGTCAGTTCCCATACCAAAAGCCCCTAGCTTCTCTGTAGGTGCTGCGACGTTGTAGTAGATATAGGCTTCTCTATCAGCCCAGACATCTTCGTACAGTTCAACCCAGATTCTACCGCGTTTTAGAACAGAGACTGTCTCTTCAGGTTTAATGTAAGAAGTTTCTCCATCGCCGAAAGGAAGTACCAACGGTGTTCTGTCACCTTCTCTTACGTGTTCTCTAACAGCGACACCAAAGAATCTATCGCCTAGACCACTAGTTTCTGTGTTCTCAGTAACAGATACTTTGGTTACAACAGAAGTTGGTCCTAACGGCTCTATAGAAACAGCAGAACCGTAACGTATATCAGACACTGCGGCTGAAGCAGAGATAACTTCCGCAGTAGTAGTGTCCGCAAGCATACCTGCGTATGCTGTGCCGATCTGTTCGGCATAATTAGTTTGAAAATAGCTCATTATTGATCTCCAATGTTATTGCCCACAAACCCTTTAGCGTGAATCTTTGCTACGTTGGCTCTGGCTGCTTGAATTGATAGGACAGGTTTTTTGTCCAAATTTTTGACGCTCCCACCTAGCTCTTCGTCGAGGCTTGCTTCAGCTTTTTCCACAATAATGTCGAAGTAAGAAGTAACATAGGCGTCAGATTTACCTTCTAGCGAAACACTGTCGTTATTCGCGACAATGGCTTCACGCATAATAGTAAGGTCGTCCTTACCTTTAGTGTCGATGTCTGCGTCTAGTGTTTTGGCTTTTTCAACCAATTCCACACGCGCATCGATACTTGCCTGTAAAGCTTCTGGAGAAGTTAATTTCTTCGCAGCCGCTAATTCTTTCTCAAGTGAATCTATCTTAGCGTCAGAAGTTGCTTGTGCTGTTTCAACAGCGTCAAGTTTTGTTTTTTGTTCGTTGATAGTAGCTTCTTGAGCGTCGAGTGTCTGCGTAACGTAAACACTACTAACCTCCGTCATACTACAGTCCTTTCCTGCAACCTTCAAGGTGACAAGATTTTCTTTTTTAGTTGGGTCTGGCATTTGGCCACCTCCGTTAGGGTTAAGTTTAGAGTCTAGTACTTTACATCTTTGACCACTACGCCCTGACTCAACAAGAGCGACATGGTTGCCTTCTATATTTAATTGTATCGCGTCGTAATGCTCGCCACAAGGCGTCGTGCCTTCTGTGAAATCGTAACTGGAATAAAAACCAATAGACGACTCCTGCATATAGTCTAACGCTTCTTGTGCCCCGTCAGTGGTGATTAACACCTGACTTTTCAATGTTCCGTCAGAAAAAGTAACGTTTTCTGTGAGAGTACCTTCTGAGAACTCTTTGACGTTCTGCGGGTTAAGCATCCCGTCAGGGGCGTTATCACCGCTTGGGTGGTTGACGGTAAAAGGGGCTAATTCAAAACTTTTTATTGTCTCCTTGTTGCTCAAAGAGGATTCAGGACGATAGACCTTGAACACTTTATCTGCTTTATCTGGCCGCCCTATTTGAGCACCAGTATACTCCAGAACACCGGTTCTGGCCAAAACAATATCCGCAAGAATAAAACCTTGCGCAGTCGTAGTCTGCGTACCTACGCTGTGGTTAAAATCGTTATTCGCTATTCTTTTTTGTGGCATTGTCGTCAGTGTCTGGTTTAGTTGTCGGCAGGATATTAAAACCTTTTTCTACTTGCGCATCTATCTCTTCGTCAGAGATGTCGTAGTGGCCTTCCTGCTGAATAGATTTAAGTATAACCTTATGAGGCAAGATAGTACTAGCTTTTTCATGAGCTTCCATGTTCTTTTCTAGTATTTCGCTCTGTTCTGTGCTGTTTGGTTGCCACAATGGGTTGAACGTGCTCTCAAAAGAGTCAATTTCTCGTCCAAATACATGAAGTTGCAGTATTTTGTCAAGCACGCCTAATTTAGGGCCAAGCGCCAATTCTTGACGCGAAGCCACTGTGTCGTAGTAGTTGACCAAATCAGATTGGCCTGTAGCATTAAGTCCACTCGGAGAAATACCCAACAAGCGTGTAATTGGGGTTTCTGACGCGCCCGAAATAGCAATAACCATCTCGCGTATCATATCTGGTATACCTGCGAAATTTTGTGTTATTTTCGTGAACTCTTCATCAATATCTTTAATCAGGGCATTGTGGTTAGACTTCATCAGGTTCGACATAGTGAGTCTGCGCATAAGTGCAGCTTCTCCCGAACAGTCTCCCATTAGGTTGAATAGTCCTTGTACAGAGATAATATCGATACTGGCTTCATGCAGCATAGCCGAACCTGCGCCGTAAGCAACGTTTACTCTGGCTAAAGCTGCTCGCATTTTTTGCAGTATTGAGCACCCCCAGTAACCGTAAACGTTTCTGACCTCTTGGGGCACAACCTCACCCGAGAAAGGAATAACACGCGATGGGTGTATCTTAGTTTCGTTTATTTTGTAGTATTTTGGTTGATTGAAATTTGGGTGTGATGGATTGTCCTCAAGTTCTGGAATAAGTAATAAATCTTTATCCACAACATGCAGATAGTTCAACGAGCCTTGTTCGATACTATCGATGTCAAGCCTTGTGTTAGCGCCGCGACTACCTTTTATACCTATGATTATTGCACCGCCGCCTTTCAAACGTTCCCATTTCTGGGCTTCTTCTACTTTAGTCTTTATCTTGAACGCAGTTTCTGCTTTCTTGAACAAAGTCAGCTCTTCTTTGGTCAACCCGTCGATAGTTCTCCACTGCCTGATCATATCGTGAGGTATCGCATCGACAACTTTCTTGGCTAACCAATCGTTTATGTACAGAGCGCATATTTCATCGTTGTCCATAGGTGGCTCATTGACAAAACGATTGTAAGAGTCTTTATCAGCCTTACCGCCCATACCTGTCATCTGATTGATCAAAGCATCACTAGTGGCAACAACATCGCCTGCGGTAGCTGCTTTGTCTAAGGTAGAGTAATTATACATGCTGTTTTTTATCTTTTTTAGCGGAGAATTTCAGACATAGGTTTTTGATCTGTATATCGTAAAAAGCGAGAGTAAACCAAATAGTTAGACCTGTATCTTTTACTATCCAGTACAGCATACTAGTGTACTCTTGTTGTGCAGTGCCGTAACTAATAGTCTGCAACAGGACAGCAATTTGACCTATACAGCCTATTCCCACAAGCATTATAGAGGTACGGTACTTAGCACTGAAGTCGTCTAGTTTGTGCGTCATCAAGGCAGTCAGTATGAGTATTGCACTGATACTGTTTAATCCAATTAATATGTAAAGTTGGTGGTAAAACGGCATTATAGTTTCTCCTTTAGGTCTTTAATGGTTTTCGCAGAATTAATAGTATGTAATGCAATAGATACAACAAACCAACCGAATAAACCTATACCCATAGCTATGGCCATTTCTGTTTCAAAAGAGGGTTCCTCCAGGAAGTACTCAGCGATAGGTGTCGTCATGTAATAGGACAGTATAATAGACGTCATAATACGGCTTAGTGCGTCCATCACCGTTTTAGGTTTCATCACAGCAAGTGCTATGAAATTACCGCTTACGCCACCTAACATTTTAGATAAGGCTAACATTTTTTCAGGCATTAGTGCGTTACTCTTAGTTGTATTTTGGAAAGTCTACCACGATTAAGCTTAATCATCAACAGAATCGCTTAACTCTGTGTTTCTTGCAATAGTTCTGATATGCGTTTTGATTTCTGCTCGCAACATTTGTTTTAACTCAGGTGTCATAAAGTCTGCATAATCTCTGTGGTTAATTACAGTCTCAATTCCCTCTTCATCGAAAGTACTTGTTTTCCAATTTCTTATTGGGAAATTGATACTCGCACTTGGAATTGGGCTCTTCCCATCCAATCTATCTTGCTTGCTTTTATAGCCCTCAAGATCAACACTTATCTGCTTATACGTGAAATTAATATTAACATTAGCTATGAACCAATGCTCCGCGCTTATTCCTGTGTTCTGTACTTCTATTAATTTTTTTAAACTCATTTTATTTTCTCGTTGTTGTTTAACTTAAGTCACTATTTTCAGTGTTCCACCATCGCTCCAAACGTCACCGCTTGACAATCCTGTTGCTGATGTTGGAATGTTTGATATGTTTAGCCTTTGTATGCCTATGACACCCGCTTCTTTTCTTTCTATTGTTGTGTCTGCTACTCCCGTATCCGCGTGTGAAGTGCCCCATGAAATTTTTATGCTGTCTTTTAATCTCAATTCAGAATAGCCATTAAATCTAGCCAATGCATTGCTGAATGCTACAACATCAAAAACAGCGTTGCTTGGTGAAGATAATGAAATGTTATTTCCTAGCTCAAGTGAATTAGCTGTTAAATTACCACTTGCATCAATACTTGCTAATACCGCGTCTGTGGAATCTTTAACTTCAAAAGCATTAGCTGTCTGAGATGCAAACATTTTAATGTCAAAATTAACTTTTGTTGTACTCAATGCACCGACTGACGCACAAGCAGTTACATTAGTAAGACCACCTAGACCGATGCTTCCATCGTTATACGCGAACCAATTATACTTGTTTATTGTTGCAGGCCTAAACCCACAACGTGTATTACTTGCTGCACCATTCCACAAATAAAAATCTGTACCGCCTGCATCTGATATTTTTAAGTAACTAGATGTTTGACCAGCACCGATTGTTAGATTACCACTTGCATCCACACTGGACACAATAGTTCCATCGTCTTGCTGTGCTTCAAACAAGTTAGCAGATTGTGTTGCATGTCCCTTAGTGACTAAAACGGGTGATGTTGCATCTGCTTCATTATCAAATATGAATAAACCATCTGTATCTCCTGAACCACGTGCTTTTGTTAACAGTCCTTGTCTGTTTACTACATCTAAATAAGCTTTACCCCCTACATCTCTAAGAGAATATTCACCTAAAGCCCATTTGTATGAGAATGCAGAATTACCTGCACCAATGTTACTGACTTGAATAGCAAAAGCATTACTTGTCAAGCCTTGATCTATTCTTAAATGCCCATCCTTGTTAAAGCTACTTACAATAGTTTCATCTGATTTTCTTGCTTCAAACAAGTTAGCTGTTTGTGCCAACATGCCTTTGGTTACTAAAACTGGAGAGTCTGCTCCTGCACCACCGTTTTTGAATACGTAAAGTCCTTGTGTATCACCCGTTCCTGCTGTAGACCATAATTTTCCGTATGTATTTGTGAATCCATCAGTTAACTTGTAGTTGCCATTTACAATACTAGCTTGAGCCAAATCCGCATAACCCCATCTTCTGTGGTCTATCCTTATCCCTGTTGTGCCATCTCCCAAATTATGTATATGCAAGGCGTATTTATTAGTTTGATTGCCTTGATCTATCTCTAACAAGCCATATACATTTGTAGTTAGATTTGCACTAGCAGCAAAGCCATTTGCACCATCATTGAACTGTAACTGATACTGTGAACCTGCGGGTGAAGTGGCTACTTGCCAATCAGAATTACCTAAGTCCGCATTAACCGCAGCAACTACATCGGCATCGCTCATATCGCCTGTGTTCGTACCGGATTGATTGGCTAGATTTGTTTTCTCTGCATCAGTAAAAGCATTAGTATCAGCGTTTGATTCGTACTTTGTTTTGATTGATTCGGCTGTTTCTGTAGCACCCTCTGAAGCAACATTGTTTAGGACCAGGTAAATAGGTTTAGTCGTATCTTCAAGTGTCATGAAGTTTTCGGACATTACCATGTATATCTCAGACATTACGGTAACTCCACTGGAATAGTTTCTTCTTTCTCAATATTAAAGTACCCCGTTCGGGTGGCTCTACGTTTACCTGTTTCATCGTAAAATAAATAATCAAACCGCAGTATTCCCACAGGGAAAGTAATCATTACGTCATCCGGGATAGTGGTGACAAAGATGTTATTTATGCCATCGGTTATCTCAATTTCTGGATCGGCCTCGTTAGATGTCATGCGTAATACTTCAACGCCTGCCTTAGTGTTAGCAGTAGCGTGTATAGTCCAGGCAGTTATATCAGGGAAAGCAGGCACCGCTACTTCAGGCGGTAAATTTGTACGAAGCTGTGATTGCCTAACAAAAGACACAGACCTTTTGTGGCAAATAGCTATTTTCTCGTAGTCACAAGAAGCAGTCATAGGCGTAGAGTGTGTAAAATACCTGTAACTTTAGCATAAGGTGTGGTAAAAAACTAATACTTACTCACGCAAACTGTCATAAATACAAAAAAGACCTTTAATCAGTAGAACCTCTACCGCATCCATTGTGACATCAATTTGATCGTCGTGATCATGCGTGTCATCTACAGTGAATTTAGAATGCTCGTCAATATAATCTAACACCCATTGGGCGTTTGTCAATGCTGTTGGTTTTGAAGGCAACAGTACATTACCTTTTGAAAATTCCGGCGCTACTGCCAGTGCGCGTTGCACTTTGTCGTTGTTTCGTTGAATATCGCCAACAGGGATACCCTCCCTCCTAAATTGCTGAATAAGGAAAGTACCTGAACTTTTATCCTCTATTTTAAAAGTAGTTGCCCCAATCCGGTTAGTTCCGTGGTGCCTTTTGTGTTTATTCCAAAAATGCCGAGCAGCTATCAATAATTCCGGTGTTTCGTGTTTTTTGCGGTAAACATCAAGTATAGCAACTTTGTTATCGTACGTCAGACCTGCTGCGAGAAACACGCTATAATCGTTGTGTTGCCCTTTCTTGGTAGCAGTATCAGCAAACAACACTACTACTTTTAAACGAGGTATAGTATCGTAATAGCCCCAATAGTCTTCTTTGAAAAGACCACCGCCTACTGGAGCAGGTCTTTGCATGTACTGCGAGTTGTACGTGTAAGCATCGTGCTTTAGTATTTCTATATCAGGGAAGTCGTGCTTGTATTTCCACAATAAACCTTCTGGTAAATTGTGGTGGATCGGGATACCGTGCGTCCATTCTTTAGGGTATTCTTTTCTTTCTTCCTCTGTCGGTATTATCACAGGTAAGTTCAAGTGATGCCATTTGTCGCCAGAGCCGCCCTTCAGCAAGTAACCTGACGGGTCGTTATCCTTAATCCGTTGCATGATCAAAATGATGGGTACTTCTTGGTGCTGTAGACGAGAAGCGTACGTACCGGTAAACCTACTGTTAATCAGATTGATCACTGGGTCCTTAAAGGCATCTTCAATTTTTATTGGATCATCTAAGATAAAAGCGCCAGAAAAAGACTTATCGTCCTCACCGTCCGATCGACCTGCTCTGAAACCTGTAATCTGACCACCCGCAGGAGGTGCGTATAAACCACCACCTACAGTATTAACCCAAGCTTTCTTAGACTGAGAATCGGCACGTAAATCCATTGGCCATAATTCTTGAAATTCTTTGGACAGGATAATATCCTTAATTTTCGACGAATTAAGCATCGTCAAATTTTCTGAATAAGAAGCGTGGATAAATCTGGATCGGGGATTCATAGCCAGACCACGGGCAATAAAGTAAATTACGGCGAGTTCGGTCTTGGTGTAGCCTGGAGGGATATTAATAATCAGTCGCGTGATCTCACCGCGTAGTACTCGTTCTAGTGTTTCACAAATAAGTACGTGGTGCGGGTTAACAATGAACTGTGAGCCATCGTTTATCCTGAAAAAGTACCTAGCGAACAATAGTAAATTCGCCTCAAGGGAGAACTTCAGCATACTGCGCTGTTTATCTGTCCATGCGGATTCTACTGCCTGTGCAACCTTCATTAGAACTTACTTTCTAATAATTTAGTGAAGTCTTCTGCGTCCTCTTTGCTTATGTTCTGCGGGGCTTTGGCCTGCAGACTAAGACTGATTGAGCGATCAACTTCCATACCTAAAAGCTTACCTAGTGCTTTACTTGCAGCAACACGAGACGCCGAAGTAGCATCTGAGTCGTAACAATTCATTTCTTTTTTCAAGGAAGTCAGTACTTCTTTTCTGGTCACAATAGCGTCTTCTTCTATCTCTTCCAGAACCATACTTATAAGCAGTTGGACGTAACCGCACTGCATAAAACGCTTAGTTTTGGTGACGTAGTAATTATTTGTTTTACCCACAAATAATCTACGAAGTGCTTTTATGGAACTGAAGTCTTTTATGTACTCAACAACAAAAGCTTTGCGTTGGTGCACCGATTGTTGATTACTGAACTTCTCTTCCATCGCCATCAAGCGTTTAAACCGAGTTGATCTGTCACCATCTACAATAGGCAGTACGCTATGCCTATCAGTATCGGCGTCAAGCAACGGCGGTTCTTCGGAAAGAACTACCGGAGCCTGCAACGGTGTGTCAGGAATCCTCTCTACCGATCCCTCAATGACTTCACTGGCTTTTGCGGGTATAACTTCCCAAGGCGCCTTTATCATCTCTGGTAGCGTTTGTACCACTTATGCAGTCTTGCGTTTAGTCGTACAACCCGATCGTGTTCGGTAATAACAGTATAGGCCCACATGTAGACCATGATGAATAAGTTCACTGGCCACAGTAGCAGAAACAGTCCTAGCTCCTCGAAGTCCACAATATCATCAATAACGTCTCTTGCCTTTGAGGACAACATGGATACTGCCATAAATAAAAGGATAAATCCTACGTAAATACTTAAACATACACCTAATGTACTCATTTTACTTCTCTCACGATTAATTGAAATTTTTTGTTTGTTTTTTCGTCAGTGCCAGAAAAGGCTACTGCTTGGCTAGGGTCTTCTTGCGCTTCTAGCATGAATTGGCCTGCTGCTAGAGCAGACTCCATTATTAAGTGCATTGCCTCTTGTGGGGAAACTCCGCGTTCTTTCAACATCTCTTTAATATTTATCTTCATTTCAGTGTACTCCAAAGTATCACACATATTACTAGGATCATGCCGACAACGGCAATAAATTCTTTACTTTTTTCTGGGTCAATCATGGGACATTCTCTTTTTATTGTGGGGAAATTTTCCCAAAGTGTACCATGTCTGACTAATAAATAAAAGCCTCCACGTCTTAAAAATGCGGAGGCTTTGCTCTTGTACGATTACAGTCGTTGTATTAAGTGTTACTTTTAACCTGTATATGCCACCACCTTGAATAATTATAGTCATGAGTCAGGGAAGCAGTGGCTAGGCATCGGTACCATTTTAGTTATCTGAGCCAAATAACTTTTTGTTCGGGTAATCACACCCAGGAATTAACACGCCCTTGTTCTCCACAGTGTATCATGCGTCGGGTATTTGCAGCAACCCATTTCTTCTAGTTACACTTATACCGTTGGCGAATAAGTGCGGGTTCAGCCGAAACTCGTGAGCAGTGTGCTCAGAATCTTTCTTCGCCATATCTACGTCCATACCGCCCCATTCGTCTAAAATTATGCCAGTACTGCGAGAGCCTTCTGTCATCGTAATGCTATCCGCAGGTGCTGTAAATTCTTGAAGGTATTGTTGTCTGAACAGATTAGGGTTTTGCCCTTTTAAATAATCCATGTACCGGTTTTCAGGAGCGATTGAATAGTCCACTAGGGGTGCTTTAACCCACATTTTAACTCTGTCTTTGAGGCACAGACCTCCAGCAGCACGTCCACCGCAGGAACGGCATTGGCCGTTATTAGTTTTTTCGTTGAATTTTATCACATTAACCTCTCATAAATTTTATCTAGGGTATCGTTGCACAAATTGCCTTGCCACGGATCATTGTCGTACTGCTTGTCTTGGTTAGCCATTCTCTCGGCTTGTTGAACATCGCGTAAGGTATCATGCAATTTAACAGCCACCATGCCTGCCAAGGAAGAGTTCTCTTCGTCCCCGTTAAGCCCCTCGATACTGTACTCACCTTTGTGGGCAACAAACTTAATGGTCCTATCGTCCAGAGTGAGCAACCCAGTTTTCGTGTCAAATATTACCCTCATTCCTCTTCTCCCGAAAGAATATCGTCATAGATACCATCCTGTACGTACTGCATGAAGTAATGTTTTGCGTCACGCACAGCTACGTCATATTCAATACAAGCAGTGCTCCATTCACCTTTAGGGCAAGAAAATTTGTAAACCCCGTCTTTTTGCACGTGCTTAACTACTTTCCAGAAAGGGTCGGTGTCGTCTAGCGTCATTACAGGGTAAACTGCATTGATTAGTTCTCGTGCTTGAGCTACACATAATTCAACAACAGCTTTATCAGCATCTTTCACAATACCTAATTTGTCTTCCTCGTACATAACTGAAGATACAGTACTCGTGTAAGAAGCAGCAGTAGCATCAGATTCGATGCGTTTAAGTAGTATTGCCTGTGCTACTTCCAGTAATCTATCAGTCGACATCACTTACTCCTAGTAGCTTTGAATTTATCTTTAAGCGGTATTTCCACAGTATCTTCAATGTGCTCATTGCCGCATAACCAGTGGCACCTTTCGTGAGCAATGACACCTTTGTCCTCTTCTGCCAAGATAATAACGTTCATGTCTCTGGAATAACAACCCAACGCTTTGTCAGTAGGACAATAATCACCAATAGCCTCACCGACAACGAAAAGTTCTGGTTCGGCACCAATAGGCCGGATAAGCTGTGGACAACGGACATTATGCAAAGGACAGTCATCAACCGCATTACGCGCCGTGATCTCAAAACTACTCAGATTAAACACAAATGCTGCTATGAGCATACCTACAACAATCAACCCGAAAATTTTTTTATTCATCGATTACTCCTGCTCGAAACTATCAGCGAACACCACGGGACAAGGTACCCAGTACCAATCGTCGGTAATAGGGTCGTACTCGAAGCAAAAGTGATCAATAATGTAAATTGCCTTTGGTTCCTCAAAACTGTCGTCGAAGACAGGATCGGCTTGAGTGGTTACTAAGAAAGTAAGTAAAATTATTGCGATTAGGTTTTTCATGATTTTCTCCTATTATTGTTGCTGTTATTCGTAACTGAGTTGGGTTACCAAGCAAAGAACAGCGTTAAGTTCTTTTATAGAGGTTTCCCTTCTTTTAGCATCTTCCAAGGTACTGCACTGGATACGGGTAAGAGTAATTATTCTTTGCTCAATGTAATCGATTACGTGCGGTACTTCTACGTTTTTAGGCACTTTAAAAGAACCCAGGCTTGGCTACTGCGCGTGTCAGTGCCATAAAACCTTGTTGTAGGTTAGTTTTTCCTATTGCACACCATCTACCGTCTATTTCGTTACCGAAAGTGCACCCTTCTAGCTTTTCGACTAAATCACCTACTTTCGCAGCAAGTTCTTTAATTTCGTTCATACCGTCAATCTCTTTTTGAGTAAGTTCACGACAGCCTTTAATTTTTCTGTGTTGATTATCCACAAATATCTCCTATTATTAAATTGGTGGTGGCGTGACGGGATTCGAACCCGCAACCTACTGATTATTTTCAGTTCATCTACCGCTTCATGTTACACGCCGCCGTATTAAAAAACCTAGCAGCCATTAGTGTTTTAATCAGGTGGCCGCTAGGCAAATACCACAATATATGTATATCAGTTTCTTGTGGCTAACAAGTCAGGACGATATCTGTATGGGGGTTGATGTCGTCTAACAAGCTAGGTGATGCATTTTAATATATGCAATTACTATTGTCAAGGGTGTTGTGTAAAAAAGTGTAGAAATTTTTAGAGGACAAGGGTGGGAAAAATTAAGTTTGAAATTTTGTAAATTTTGTGGTTGGTCAGACCCCATACATTCAGAATCATAATATATTTTGAATGTCAAGATTTTTATTTTATTTCCCTGGTTTGTGGTAACTATACAACATTTACATCATTTAAAATAATAAGTACTTATTTTAAGTTAATTCTTGCAAAAGGGGGTCGACTTGCTATAATGAATGCACTTATTAACTTACTGAAGGAATTAAACAATGATTAACATTAACAACATTTACAAACTACTAGCTTACATGCTACCTATTACTACTATCATTGTGTTATGGGGTATGTCATGAGATTAAACAAATTAGAACGCGCGGTTATGGACATAATAAAAGAGAATCTAGTGGACAACCCGCATTATATAGAAGAAGTACTAGAACACGGTTGTGAATCGGGTATTGTATCCGAATTAATCTACTATGTTGATACAATTGCATGGTTTGAAAAATACGATACTGAAATTATGCCTATGGTTAAAGAGTACATGGACCAAATAGGTGAAAATGACGTGTGTTTAATGTTTATGAATAAAATAGACATGTCCGACGTACTAAACCGTACTACTCAATTTACAAACTTGTTAGCATGGTTTAGCTTTGAAGAAGTAACACGACAATTGAGTCAATCACACAACTACTATTTACAGACATTAGGCGCGGTTAATTTAGAGGAGGTTGCATAATGGACAACTCACTAGAATCTATTATTTGCGCCCTACCTAGTAGGCTTAATATTCACAGTCAATACGATTACTTTAAACGTATCAAAGATTTGTATAAGGTTAAAAGCGTAAACAGTAGGCGACAAGCTGCAAACATGTTTTTAGCTTTAAATGCTAAAGATAAGTTATTTTTTTATAATGAATGCGATTGTAGCGAACAACTTAAGATTTTTTTAATACAACAAACAGAAGGTGTAAAACTATGAATAAAGTATATATTAACAACCAGTCTAAGCGCAATTTTGACACATTGCGCACTTATCTTGTTAACCAGTTTCGAATGACTAGCCAACAAACAAGCAAAGTTAAAGCTAATTTAAAAGCGCGCCTTGACTATTTTGTAGTGGGTGGGGTAACGTTTGAAAATAGGCGGGCTTTTAAATGAAGGTGTATAATGTGACTTTAGAGGGTAAGACAGACAAGGAGGTTTTTGAGTGGGCGCGGGGGTTTGTCTTCGATGAATGCGAGACTACAGAACAAGAGAAACCCACACACAGCGAATACATAGGCACGGTTGAGGGTATTGACGTGTATTACGCTTACGGCGCAGATTATCATTTTTTTGTAATTGACAATTAAACCGTGCCCGTGCTAGTATCCACAGTACAAAACATTTAATTAATTTAAATAAAGCGGGGTGACTTATGAAGTAGAAGCAAAGGTTAACACCTAAATAGTTAAGTTTTAAATACAGAAAAAGCCTAAGTCATTTAGGCTTTTTTATTGGCATAAATCATCGCGCTTTTTTACGATCAATTACACGCCGTACTGCATACGCTCATTTAAATCAGTTTTAAACCAATCATTAAAAGCATTTAAATCAATGTCACCCTTTACCCACAAGCCGCTACCGTGATAGGTAGGCACAAAACATGGCAGTTGTACCCGCCATTTTTTACGATTTTGTCTGTAAATTAATATTGGCACCTGATCCGGTGCGGCTTGCATGGTTGTTTGTTCCCACCATTTACTCAAAAGTAACGTTTCGCAACGTTTCACTTCTATGGCATACCAAGGTAGGCCAATTAAATCATAGCCGCCTGAATCACTTTGTTGCAGGTTCCTAGCAATTACGGGCATATCCACAATAGATAGCGCTTTGCATACGTCATTAACAATAGGCTGAATTATTTTGTTGATAACTTCACGTTCTGCGGTTTTTCCTTTAGTTCTTGCGTTTATAGGCATACTCAATTTTTCCTGTTGTTAGAAAGTACCGTTATTTGATACTTTTGTGAAAGATAGGCGATTAAGCCTGGTTAAAGTTCTAAGAATTTATACTTTTCTGACAGAATTCGCGGTATTCTTTAGTAAACTTTTTACTTTACTTAATTTCCCGAATCTTTAGCAAATCACAGCTCTTAAATTCTCTACCCTTATGTTACCCTTATTTTTATCTTTAAACCTCACCTGCCACGGCTGTGTACCGTGTACGAGGAAATAAACAACCCTATGTTGTTTGAAAAACCTACCTTCAAATGTTACAACGGGGTAGCCGTCGTTACATTTCCGCCTGCTCATTACCTGACCCGCTTTAACATTAATGCCTTTATCTTTAATCCAGTAAAGATAACCTTTATCAGAATTATACCCTATCCATTCTTTAATATGTTTCGGTATCTGGTTTCGTTTATTGCCGTGTTTATTCATAGCGCATATACTACTACTTACATTTAATATAATCAACTACTATTTATCCTAAAACCAAGAAAACAAGATTTACCCTTTAAAAACAAACACTTACAAGAAAAACCATAAAAAACCCTTAGAGGACAAAACAGGATTTATCCTTTGTTTTCAATGACTTACAGCTTTTAATATATTCAAAGATTCTAAGTCATTGATTTTAAAGGGTTTTTTGGACCAGACGTAATTTATCCTTTAGAAACAACCACTTACAGCAGAAATTCAGCATTAATAATTAGACGACAAAACAACTTTTTTCTTTTAAAATCAATTACTTATATAATAAATATATAATATATATATATATACTATACATACCTTTTTTTTAATATATTCAAAGTTAGACAACACGCGTCTAATAATATCTGCGTATGTCTCTTAATGCTCATTTTCTCAGTTTCCGCTGTAACCTATTGATTCGTATACATTTTTCACGTTTTTCCTACAATATCCCGCTTTTTGTAGTTTCTTACCTAACCTATTGATTTATATACACTTTTCTTGTTTTGTCGTCTAACGTTTTTCTCAGTTTCTCTCGTAAGTCATTGATTTATATAGCTTTTATACGTTTCTTGCCTTTTTACACAACATTACCATTTTGTCGTGTAACATTTATTTTCATTTATTTGTCGTTTAACACTTGATTATATTTCCCATGTGTATTATTATGCACCTATCAAATTAATTAACTAACTAACAGGAATTAACACAATGTCAAACAAACAAGAATCTCTAAACGACGTAGTTAAAGACTTTGCCAGAATAGAGCACAAATACTACAACATGATATTTGACCAAAAAATTAAACCAATCTTAAAAAGGTACAACTGGATTATTTTCTGGAGTATGGGCGGGATTGGGTTCGTTAACCAAAAAGGCGAAGATTTAGACAATAAAACAATAAATGCTTTATTCAAAACAATTGGCGATATGAAATTATACCCCTCAGAATGTAGCGGCTTGTGGGACACAATGGTGCACATTAAACCCAATGATGATACTAACTCATGGGGCAGTAAGAGCAACTACCCATCTAACGCATATAATCCACAACTGGAGGATAAATAACAAATGAAATTTTTCGAGGCACAAAAAGACTATTCTTTATACTTAGTCAAAAGACGCAGATATGCCAATTTTATATGCGGGGAACTATTCACGGCTAAAGAGCTAGATAAAAAGGTACCACCCTTTACACAGGAATTTTTAATTGATAAAGGTATATTGATCATTAAAGAATATAGCAGGCAGTCTAATTACTGGGCTTTTGGTGCTAGGTTCCACAATAATTTTGATGCAAGGGGACAGGCATGAAGACATTTACAGCAACTTTAACTTTTCCATCAAATCAATTAGCACAAAACTTTGCTAGTAGTTGGACGTTTAAAACTTTAACGGGCCATTGCATGAGCAGTGTTAAAAAAGACGGTTCACGCGATGTTACTGTGTACGACGTTACACAAGAATTAAAACTGTGGATAGATAACTATGCACAGCAACTAAATGAGGAATTAATCAAATGAGAATAGAAAGTAGAATAGTATACGAACTTGCCGAGCACCCGCATAAAGAATTATGTTTTGAATGGGTGCGCGATAACTGGCACGATTTAAACCAGCATTCAATTAGTGACCTTATCAAAAGTTTACGGGCTTTATGCAAGAAAGTGGGCGGCACTTTTGATTATTCAATAGGGGCTAATCCTTGCCAAGGTGAATTTATAGCTTTTAATGGCTATGATAAGTCTATTCTAGCGGAATTGAAAAAAGATGATTTACCGCTAACTGGTGTTTGTTGGGACTTTGACGTTATTGAAGGGTTACGCAAGAATGATTTTACCGAGGTTTTTGAAGCACTACACCAAGAAACTGAGTATAGATATAGCGATGAAGGCTTGACTGACTGTATTGAAGCCAACAATTGCGAATTTTACGATTGTGGAAAAATGGCATGAATACTACTTGCCCGTGGGATATAGCCTACAGTAATACTACTGCTATTTTTACAGGTGGTGATTATGTGCATACTTGCAGGAATTGTAAGGCTATAGTGAAAAACACGACCACAGACAAGTAATAGGTAATTGTCACCAACAAATAACAACGTGTGACCAGTGTAACAATACTTTTGTTATTGAACAACACGAAATGTACCACTTATATTTAAACTAAACAGGAATAAAAAATTATGAATAACAGACCTACAACTAAATCAGAAATAGCTATACTCGAAGACGCTTTAGATTTTAAAGAGGATGAAATTATCGACCTTAAAGAGCAATTAGAGCGCCTAAAAGGCATTATCGATAACCCTGATAGAATAGCAATATATTGGCATGTCAATGACATATTAGTTATGCCGGATGCTAAAGAGCACAAACTTACCAGAGATGAGGCGCGTAAAGTCTTAGCACTGGCAAAAAAAGCGCATGATGCTTGTGAAGGCATTAATTGGGGTATACTGGATATTCACATAAAAACAGTGGTCAAGAACCGTGGGGCACAGTCATGACTAACTTAGAACTAGCAAAAAGTTACGACTTTGAGAATGTACCACAATATTTTGACTACATTGTGGACAGTTACTACAATGGGCAAAAACAACAATGCAAAGAACTGCATTCTCAATTGGACGCCGAAGGCAGGGCGCATTTTTTAATTCATTTACAAGAAACGTGCAGCAATGGCACATCAATCAAAATTTTAGGGGTATTACTATCATGAGACATTCAATCAAAACTATCGACTTACAGACTAAAGAATGGTTTGATAAAACGTATGGCAATAGCTATTTTTCAGCACAATTGACCATTAATTTTGGCCTTGCAGGTGAACGCAAAATATACTTACCTTTTCAATACGGCTATGGTAGTCATTCCGAAGACATGGCTTTTAAGGCTACGAGAAAAGCTATTAAAAAGAAAGTATTGAAAAATACTACAATGCACTCTATGTGGGCATTCTGTGACCTGTACGGCATTAAATACCGTTACAACAAACAGGAACACTGTTTAAAACGTGACGTTACTGCATGGGGTGTAGAATGAGCACATTTACAGCAACCTTTAATGGTATGCCAAAAGTGTGGGGTAAAGATGAACTTTTCAATCTTTTGGTAAATCACTACATTTACGAGAAAGGCAAACCCGCCGAAATCATGGCAAAATTAGACAGTGGCAAAGAGCACACAATCACGCACTCAAAAACGGGTGCACTACTAACCATAACTAAGGATCAAAAGTAATGTCAAATAAAATAACATTCCAAGAAGTTTACCGAGATGCAGTTATTCACCCTCACCCTAACTTGCTGCCCGACGGTGGCGAACCCGAGGCAATCTTCAACGCTATGGAGCAACGTGTGGAGGACGCTGAACAAGAAGTTGAAGTGCAAGACTTTCTGCACGACAAAGAACGCGACGAGCATGACGACGAAATCAAGGCACTTGAAAAAGATTATGTTGAACTTCATACTAAATTTGATAAGGCGCTCGACATAATAAAAATGCTCAAAAGACAAGTCAAAGATATGCCTTTTTTGCACAGCACAGCGACTAAATTTTTGGAGGATAACAATGATTAGTTATTTAACAAAATTATTGGTCATTGCATGGCTGACAGCCGTTGGTTTAATGATAATTGACATAAAGCAACGCTCAAAAATAACGCACGGGAACCCTCCGGGCATAAACACAGTTTGTTTTGACAAAAGGAGCTATGTCCTTTATCCTGAAGGCACCATTGCACAAATAATGGTATGGGACGAAGCATTGTGGCAATTAGTCCCGAAAAAATGTAAAGGTGGCACAATATGAGCGATTTAAGTTTAAATGAAAAAGACCATCAACGCATAGAAAGGCACGTTAACACCGTGGTACTTATGTCCTTGATGTTTTGTGCAGTGGTGGCAGTAATATCTATCTTGGCAGTCTACGCGAATAGGGTAGGCATGCAGGCAGAAATCAAAGAATCAATAACAACACAGTGCATAGCACAGGAGCGAGAAAATGAACTTAATTAAATTACAGAAAAGAATCTTAGCGGACCGAAAACGCCTAGAAGTAATGGGCACTTTCTACCAAAAAACCTACGAGAAGGCACTCAAAGAAGTGCATACTTTTAGCGAGGAAGGTGCCGCGATTGTCAGCAGACTAAGTATACTTATTCAGGCACTAGGTACAACAACTATGATCACCACCCGTATTTTACCGCAAGAGGAAAATACTGGAATAGACCCAGTATCTAAGGATGCTGGCATACAGGTTAAGCCATGAAGCGCCGCGCATACGACTTATTGTGGGGAATCGCATCATTTAGTTGCATTTATTGGTTAATTACTTAGGAGAATTTTTATGGGCAGAAAAAGAGAAATAAGCGAGGAAATAAGACTCGCTATCAGGCAAAATATTGACGACTTGTCGATGAATAAGTTGGCACAAAAATATGGCATAGATAGACGATCTGTGCAATTTATTATGTTTCCTGAACGTTACGAACGCCACTTGCGAAAGCAGGCAGATTTGCGGTTGAGGCGTAAACGCGGAGATATGTCGTAATGCCGTATAAATGGGCAACAGATAAAGTTAAGCTACCTCCTGGCAAAGACAGGAGGGTTAAGCTTTCCTCGGACGATAAGCGCGAGATAAAACGGCTGTACTCTGTGGGCGATACGTCTTACCAAAAGTTAGCAGATCGATTTAGTGTGTCAAAAAGGTCAATACAGTTTATTATAAAGCCTGAAAAGTTGGTAGAAAATCTAAAAAGGCGCGAAGAGCGCGGAGGGTGGCGCCAGTACTATGACAAGGACGAAAGAACCGCTTCTCAGCGAGAACACAGGCAGTACAAAACTAAAATATTAGCGGGGTAGTAAATGAGACATCTAAGTAACGTTCTTTGGGGTATTGTCAGATTATTACATAAACTAGGGGAAATTCCAGGCCATGCTTGGAACGACCTAAAGAGGCAAAAAATTTGGCAATTTTTGTTTGAACGTGACGCGCATGTTGATAATTCTTTTATTAGGATAGGCGAGACACCGATTAGACGTGCTTTTACGTCTGGACCGGCACTTAATGTGATAACAGATAAACACTGGCTTTATAACGGTGTTTATTACACAGTCAAAAATGAGGAACAGCTAGGTATTATTTTGCGACAACTTCGGGGCAAAAAAGACGACAAGTATCGACTATATAAAATTATTGCACCAGTGGAAACGGTTACTTTTAGGAACTTACGTAATGAAAGAACCGTCAATATAACTGAAGAGATGTTCAACATTATATTCAGTTACGACTTTTGTAAAAGTTAGTATTTACACGAGACGTCCTGAGGACTTCGAGTGTAAATCAGGACCCTTAATAAGTCAAGTTTTGGCAGGTTGTGTCAACGAAAAGCCTCATTTCTGAGGCTTTTTATCTTGTGGTGATGCTGTCAACTCACACAGCTCCATCCATACACCATCTGATAAATCAACACAAATAGCACCTTTTAAATCTGCTCGGTACATCAAATCAACTTTAATTTTATTTAATAACGATTGTTGCTGTTCTAACACTTTTAGCATTTTTCTGGAATCTGTATCTTTAATTCTATCAAAATGGTGTATGTCCCATTTAACTGATTCTATAACCTCTTCAATATCTATACTCATATCAATCCTCTTTAAGTGGTGGGCGAATTTTGTCACGATGTATAACAAGCTCACAGCATATTGATGGATGAAAACCAATATTATTTAACATCCTTTCACCGCCTTTATCCCACGCTCTAAACTCTAATCTGCTCATAACTCATCCTCTATGTTTGGTAGTTTGTGCTCTTTATGTGTAGCAGTTTCAACAATCTTGCCTCCGCAGTATGGGCAGCAATTCATATTATTATCTTTTAGGCCACCTTCATACAATAAAAATCCATTATTGTTGCAAGAGGCTATAAAAGTATTCTCTAACTCGTTTAAGTCTAAATACCATTGACATTCTCTATTAATAACCTTATCCCTATCCTCAATGGCTTTTTGTTGTTGTTCTAGTGCTTTTATTGCTACATGAATAGACTTATCATTAACACAGTGGGCTAATCTATTTAGCCCCTTTACTACTCTTTCAATATCTATACTCATAACTTACCCTCTGGTGGTTTTGGTAGTGGTTTCCAATGGGTTACAATGTGGTAAGGATAGTCATCAAATTCAATAACAAATTTTCCATCGTGATTTTTGTAATAACAGCCCCTATCTTCAAGTGTTTGATTTGAATTTTGATTATAGCCATGACACCATACATCTACCTCAAATTCTGGTGGTCTATCATCAACACTAACCCACTCACTAGCCTTTTCAAGCTCATTAATTCTGTCTTGTTGTTGTTCTAGTGCTTTTAAATGTGACAATAATGCCACTTGCTCATTAAATGATAGTTTAATTGATGCGTGATTTGAGTTATGTTTGGCTAAATTTGGAAAATTACCAATCATATCATCCACGTTGTTTTTTATTCTTTCCTTTAGTTGTTCAATATCTATATTCATTATCAATCCTCTATGTTATTACCAATTATCGCCGATGCCGTAAAGAACACCTGCTGTGTTATACTCGTTTCTAGCGGTTACTTTATCCACAAGAACTAATTCAGCAGATTTCACCATTTCTTTGAGTACTTTATCAAGGGCAAAAACACTGCCCATCTTGTCGTTTTCAAATAAACTTTTACTTCCAACTTCCTGTTTAATGTAAAGATAAGGGATAAGCCCTGCTGTAACGGCTTTTCGTGCTTTAGCTTTACGGGTTTTTTGTAGTGGGGTTAAGCCCATGAATTTAGTTATACAACTTTTAACCGCTTTTTCTTGCGCCGTTGCACCTGTACCGATACCGCCAGTAGCAAATTTGTTTATCATGTAGTTGACATCTTTGTTGACAAACTTAATAGCCCATTGGACTTGATCCAGTGTGATAACAGGCGTTTGGCAGTTTACACCGACCGCCAACAAAGAGGATATTTTTAGCACTTTTAAATGCGCCCTATTCCATAGCTCTAACGTTGCTTCAGGTATGGTTGGGTTATTCCAATACGCATCTACTTTGTGGTCATACGCCTCAAGTTTATCTTTAGCTTCTTGAGTGCATTGTACAACGCACACATTTTGATCGTGCTGTATTAACAGTGACTTATCTGCCAGTTCAGCGAATCGTCCGACTAAATACTCTGAGGGCGGCACATTTGCGTTACGGTTGGATTTAGGTCTACCACCTGAATACTCTATAATAGAGAATCTAGGTAAAAAACCACTAGCTATGTGAGATGCGTTCATTTTGTCGAATAACTCACGAGGCGCCGCTTCACACAATAACGTCAAACTGGGTGACATTATTGTTTTAGTGTTCTTAGTTGCGTCTGCGTATGCAGTTTCCATCAACACACCGTCTTTACCAGACTTACTGAGTAGTTGGAGAAGCACTTTCCTGAACATAGCATCATGCGAGGACGCATTGACCGCAGTTATCTTGTGGAAAGTCGGAGCAAACTCGGAAAAAATAGAAAGAAAGCATGGCTTAGTGTCTAAATATTTAACAAGCGCTTGGCCAGATGCAAAATCACCTGCACCTAGAAATTCTTTAGCTGCTACAAAGGTGTCAGGCAAAGCGTTAAACAACCTGTGCGGTGCTCGTGTCATTTCTTCCTTGCCTGTACCTGTCTTTGCTAGTAAAAGTAAGTACAAGTTAAGCCCTGCACCTGTATAGGTGTTATATGCTCTGCCCGATACACCTGCCATAATACCTAAAGCTGTTATTAAAGCTATTTCTTTGACTGGGCGCATAGAACTTTCATAAATGTAACGAGCAATATCGCCTGTCAGCCCAGGAGGGTAGAAATCAGGGTCTACTTCTGGTTTTTGTGCAGTTATCACCTGTTCTTGAGCTATTTCTTGAGATAAAGCGGGCACAACCTCCGGCTCTTGGAAGTTAGCTGCATTTTTAGCGTTTTCTTTTAATTCGTTTAGGTCAACAGCCGGAACTTCGTTTTTACGTATCCACAACAAAGTATAATCAAGGTATCTGTCATTTATCTGGGACTTTTCTCTCTGTCCTAAAACTGTTTGTCTGAATAGGCGCCTTACTTGTTCATTGCTCTTTGTGTAGAAACAGAACATTGACATTAAAGCTGCATCTGCTTCAGATTGACTTTTGTAGTCGTGCTGCCAATCACCGTGGCAAAGAGCGTCAAACTTGTGTTTATTCTCAGCGTTTTGCGCCATGTGTATTAGGTCAGCGTCAGAAATAACGGGCTCTTGCTCTATTAACTCAGTATTGGAAACAGGTGGGGCTATTTCGGACATCAGTACATTAAGTTTGTATTGATGCTCTGTTATAGGTAGATTGTTTAGTACATTGCCTGTGAAGGTCATGTAGCGCAGGTCTGAGTAAACCTCAACTTTATCTCTGTTTACACCTTTGTGGACAGCACCTTTCACGACAATATGCACACCTGTACCAGAAGGGCTGAGTTCAGTGTAGCTAGGGAACTCACGCATAATAACATTGTGCCTATTGCGTTGTTCATCGGTCAAAGGCGCGTCTAAATCAATAATAGTGTAAGGGTCGTGTTCAGTTAAGACAAAACCTATTCCTGAGTAAATAACCGCTAAAGAAACCGCCTGCTCAAAAGACACCCAAGTGCTTGGGTCAGTGACACTCGCTTTTTTGCCCGTCAGTGGGTTATACGGGTGCTTGGTTGTTTTAAAGTTGCCGTCTGCGTCCTTACTGTCTAATGTCACAAGTCGCCAACACACCCATTGGTTCAGAGTTTTTAACTCTGGTGGTATTTTGGTGATCTGCATTTATTTCACATTTGCTAAGTAAGTTGGTTCTAGTCCTCTTATGATGTGCTCTATTCTATTAACAGATGGGTTCTGGATATTCTCGCTTTTAAATTTCCACAACCAGTTCTGCGGGATACCTAGTTTTAGCGAGAGCTGTGCTTCTGAGTGCGGGTAGCTATTAACTAATGAAATAGCTTTGCGGAACAAATGTCCTGGATTATCGCACGGTAAATTATTCATAATACATCTCTATGTTGGTAAAAAACAGCATTTTAGTATAAGTGGTGCTTATATGTCAACATAATTGTGTGTTTCTATAGTAGTTTAATATAAATGACACTTATTTTAAATAAATTGTTGACAGGTTGAAGTCTTTCCATTAAGATGGGCGACGAATTTGAAGAAAATAGGAAAACAATATGAATCAAGAACAAATAGACAAATTAACCCTTTGGGAAGAAACTCAACAGAAGCTAACCCGATTAAAAGCACAGGAACTCAAGTTACGTAAAGAAATTTTTGCTGACATGTTCCCTAACCCTAAACTAGGTGTCAACAACATACCGCTAAACGCAGATTGGATTCTACAAGGCACTGCCAAAGAATCTAAGAGTGTTGACCAAGCCGTATTGGTGACAGTGATTAACAATCTGTCTGCTACAGCGGCAGATAAAGCGGTTAAACTGACATACGGCATTAACTACAAAGCTTTTGAGTTTATCGACGATAACGATAAAGCCTTGCTTATGTCAGCAGTGACAACTAAGCCTGCGACGCCTACTTTGAAAATAACTAAACCTAAAAGATAACCCAGTTTTAATCATGCGCCTGACCTCTAATCCTTCAGTAAGATTTCGACAACAGGCGTATGGTTAGATTTAATTTTTGGAGTAAAGTATGCGAGACATCATAAAAACAGACGACATGCCAGATCATGCTAATTGGCGCGTAACAAATAGTAACGGCGATGTATTTTTTTTAATGGGTAGCGCCTTACCGCCTGAACTTGCGACCAACTCTGGCGGTTGGCAAAAAAAGCAAGGTCAGTGGCGGTATGCGGATTGCACCCACGATACGCCAGGCATGGATTGGCGCGACTCATTGTGCCGTATAGTGGAGATAGAGCCGCTTAACCCTACCCCAGATTATTTACAGGAGAATGAAATGCAAGAAAACAATTTAAACATAAACCTAAACCAAGCTATCACTTTATTAGATGAGTCGTTCAAAACAGTAAAAGTGTGTTTTAATTTGAGAGAGCCTAAACCCGAAGAAGTACAGGCTAGTCTCACCACCTACAAAATAAAGTCCGACCAAGAAATCAAAGTAGGTGATTTAGTAGTGACGAATCGCGGCGATATAGATTCGCCTGACTATAATTTCGCCATAGTACATGTTATTGACGAAGAAGCTGATTACGATGCTGCCTTGAAGAACAACGGGCTTAAATGGATTGTTGGCGTAGTTGACACTAATACGTACCTAGAGTGCATGGAACGTGATAAATCTGCCAGAAAAATTCTATTGGCTGAAAAACGCTCAAAAAAGCGTAAAGAAATTAAAGCCTACATTGAAGAAACGTACAATGCTGAAGGTTTAACCGCACTTGGTTTCACTGGGGCTTCGCCAGTAATCGAGTCAGAAGAATGAACGGGCGTAAAGCCAGAAGACTAAGAGCCGAAGCTTTTAGTCTTACCGTCGGCCAAAAGAAGACACGTTACGTTCTCGGACGTCCCCCTCAGTTTGTGAGCGTGACGTCTGTAAATGGGACGCCGACAGGAGAAGTACGAAAAGTCGTTAACGGTGTTCCCACAAAACTTGGTACGTGCACCAGAAAAACCTACAAACAGTTGAAAAGAGAAGCGTCATGACCTTAGAGTTCACTACTACCTCAGTTGAGGCGCAAATAAGCGGAGTAAAAGTATTAGTTCATGCTCCGGCGGGTACGGGCAAGACAGTATTGTTGTCCACAGCACCTGCTCCCTTGATAATATCTGGGGAGAAGGGTCTTTTGTCACTAAAGAAAAAGAACTTAGTTAAGATTTTTGGAGAAAACAATCCTGCTATCACCTATGACATACCCGTCATGAAGATAGCGACTTTTACTGATTTGCAGCAGGCACTGGCTGTCTGTAAAACTAATCAAGTTGATGCCTTTCAGACTATCGGGTTAGACTCAATAACTGAGATGGCAGAACAGTGCCTAGCCAACGCAAAAGCGACGGTTAAGGACCCTAGACAAGCCTATGGCGAGTTAATTGAGCAGATGGTCGATATTGTTAAACAGTTCAGGGATTTACCCAACAAGAATATTGTGGTTATAGCCAAACAAGCCGCAGTAGACGTAGGCAACAATGCCACTAAGATGATGCCCAGTATGCCTGGTTCAAAGTTAGGACAGATGCTGCCGTACTATTTTGACGAAGTGTTTTGTCTTAGAATGGCAAAAGACGTCAATGGTAACGACACACGTTACGTGCAGACTCAACCCGATTTTCAATATGAAGCTAAAGATAGGTCAGGTTCTTTAGACATAAATGAAATACCCAACTTGACACATATTTTTAATAAAATTTTAGGAGAATAAAATAATGTTCCAATTCGATCCAAACCAATACGCACCTAATACAGGCGCTCCACCGTCCTTACCTGTAGGCGAGTACCCGATGCACTTAGTTAGTGCTGAGTGGGTTGCCACAAAGGACACTGTAGATTCACCAAATCCAATACGCTACATTAAAGCTGAATTTGTTGTATCCGCAGGTCATCCTTTAGCGGGAAGAAAATTCTACGAGAATTTTAATCTCTTTAGTACAAACCAAGCGGCTGTAGAAATAGCGCAAGGCAACTTATCTGCTTTATGTTTTTCCACAGGTGTCATGAATCCAGGATCAATTTGCTTGGAGAATATGATAAACGCTCAAACAGGCGTAGTGCTGAAAGTACGTCCTGCAAAAGGCGATTACCCTGCGGGTTCTCAGTTAAGCCATTTTGTTGCAGTTGCCGCGTTGAAGCCACCAGAAGGTGCAGCACCGATACCAACGGCAGCACCAGTAGCGGGAAACCTTGCTACACCTGCGGCCGCACCGGTTACGCCACCTGCGGCTGCGACTATTCCGACGGCTACGCCTCCTGTGCAAGCTGCTGCCCCTGTTGCTAATACAGCACCACCGCCAGTAGCACCACCAGTAGCAGGAGCAGTTCCTCCGGCAGGAGCAGCAGCGCCGTTAACGGCAGCAGCACCTTGGGGTGCGCCACCGGCAGTATAAATTCCTTGAGGGCGACAGTAACCCTTCAAAAATTCACATGTATGGAGCCACCCATACGGAAACTGTCAGTGGCGTTATGTTGCAAGTAGCTCAATGGTAGAGCAATGGGGCGTCGGGTGTTATGCAGTTGTGAGGCATGGATACGGCTAGAGGGTACTCAGAGATACTGGTTCGATTCCAGACTTGCTCCCCAATTTTTAAAAACAAGGCGGCATTATGATTAAACTTAGATTAAGAAAAATTGTGGAGAGTGCGCAATGACCGACATAATTCACAGCGGTGAAATGGCCTTATCTTTACAAAAGGAAGCATTTTTAGAGCTAACTAAATTAGCCGTAAAATACTACGCTCTTGGCTTACCGTCTGGCCTTTTTATGGATAATCTGTACAAATTTTGCATAGACCGCCACATAGAAGACGAACAGGAGCTAGAGATGCCATGCCATTCGACTTACGTATTCCCCACAAAATCAGGCAAGGAATACTCAGTAGTTATTACGGAGCACCAGGAATGATTAAAAAAGCAAATAAAACACTAGAAGCAATAGACAAAGCTATTGTGGAAAATAACGACGACGGGCACAGAACCCACTTAGGCGCGTCTTTGATTGGAGATAGTTGCGCTAGAAAATTATGGTATGTTTTTCGTTGGGCACAAAAAGGTGATTTTCCTGCTAGAGTTTTGCGTTTATTCAATAGGGGCCATTTGGAAGAACCTAGAATAGTTGAATGGCTAAAAGATGCAGGCGTCCAAGTCTGGGAAGTTGACAACACAGGGAAACAGTACAGGATTAGCGGGAGTGGCGGTCACTTTGGTGGGTCGATGGACGGTGTCGGATTAGGTATACCTGATTTACCAGAAGGTATCTATTTCCTGTTAGAGTTTAAAACACACAATGACAAGTCGTTTAAAGACGTAGAGAAAAAAGGCGTAAAAGAGAGTAAACCACAACACTACGTTCAGATGCAAGTTTATATGCGAAAAGGTCAACTAAACCATGCTCTCTACATTGCGATAAATAAGAACACAGATGCCCTTTACTTGGAGATGGTTGAACTAGACAAAGCTTATGCTGATAATTTTTTAGCCAGAGCAGATAGAATAATTTTGGCAAAAGAGGCGCCACCGCGGGTAAACAACAACCCTACTTGGTACGAATGCAAGTGGTGTGATTTTAATAAGATTTGCCACCACGGAGCACCTGCCGAAGTAAATTGCAGAACATGTAGATACTGCTCACCTGCTGATCAAAAACAATGGGTGTGCAAATTAGGTAATAACGTGGAAGAGTACTTGCACACAGGTTGCTCTAACCACAGATATTTTCCTGACATGGTGGGTGGCTACATGCAGATGGCTACTGAAGATAGCAACACTATCAGATTACGACTAATTGACAACAATATACTATTATGAAAAAAATACAGAAAACAGTAGAGGTTTATGATTGCGGTGTTCCTAGCCATTACCATTTGAACGCGGGGTCAGCAGTGTCCTGTAAGAAGTTCCAGGATAACTACAAGAAACAAGAGTTGAAGAGGTTAAAAATATTTAAAAGATATATGACTACAAGAATTTCTATGGGCGCTATAGGCGCAGAATTTAAAATAGCTGAACCTACTGTAAGGAAGTATTGTAGAGACTGCATCATAGAGTTCATGAAAGAGATATTCACAGATGCACAAAGAGAAGCTTACGGTGATGATTGGGGGTTGCCCTATGCTGTAACCAACTGGACTGATTTTTGGGTGGCCAATATAAACAAAAGACTAAGACACTTTGATACATGAAGTATACCCTTAGAACATACCAAGAAGAGGCGGTACAGTCAGTGTTTACCTACTTCCAGAATAAAGCAGGCAATCCTTTGATCGCTCTGCCTGGCGGCACAGGTAAGTCTCTGGTAATAGGTGATTTTATTATGCGAGCGTTGGCTGCCTACCCGACAACTAAGGTAATGATGCTAACCCATGTAAGTGAACTGATTGGGCAGAATTTTGAGAAACTTGTCTCTATGTGGCCTAAAGCACCGGCAGGGCTTTACTCTGCAACGCTCAAGAGCAAGACAACAACAAAACCTATAACTTTTGGTCAGATACAATCTGTGGCTAACAACGTCGAAGCTTTCGGGCACGTAGATTTAGTTGTAATAGACGAAGCCCATTTAGTGTCTGCTTCTCAGAATACCAGTTATCGAAAAGTTCTTGGTCAACTACAGGAAGTCAACCCTAACCTAAAAGTAATCGGATTAACCGCGACACCTTATCGCATGGGACTGGGCACACTGTTGGACGGTGGTATTTTTACTGACTTTTGTTATAACAAGACCAGTATGGAAGATTTTAACTGGTTTATCGACGAAGGCTACTTGAGCATGTTAGTTCCTAAAGCCACTAGTACGACGATGGACGTGTCAGGGGTTAAGTCTACTGGCGAAGACTATGTGTTGACCCATCTACAAGCTGCGGTGGACACAGATGAATTAACTAAGGCTATTTGCAAAGAAACAGTTGAGACGGCTTATGCGTCTGACAGAAAAAAATGGTTAGTCTATGCTAGTGGTATTGAGCACACAGAACACGTATGCGCTGAGTTACAAAGCTTAGGTATAAAAGCTGACTACGTACACTCTAAGATGAAAAAACAAGGCAAGGACAGAGACAGTATAATTAACGACTTCAAAGACGGCGATTTAACCTGCATTGTGAATAACGGTGTACTGACCACAGGTAACGATTTCCCTAAATTGGATTTGATTGTAATAATGCGCCCAACTAAGTCAGTCCCATTGTGGGTACAGATATTGAGCAGAGGAACACGGTTGAGTCAAGGCAAAGAAAATTGTTTAGTTTTGGACTTCGGCGGTAACACTGCCAGACTTGGACCGATTAACGACCCAGTTCTCCCTAGAAAGAAAGGATCGAAAAAAGGGTCAGGTGAAGCACCCGTTAGGCTATGTGATCAGTGTCAAACATACAACCACGCCAGAGCAAAAGTATGTGTAACTTGTGGGCATGAGTTTCCAGTAC